TTTTTAAAGTATTCTACAGCATATGCTAGTTTCAGTTTAAATGCTCCACGATATCAAGATGACAGATTTGCTATTGTTGGTGGGTTATCTACAGGTGCTTTAGAAGTTAAAAGAACCGAAATGGAATTAGAACCTGATTTTCAAACATCTTTTGGATTAAGAAAAGTAGGTAGGTTTCAGTATGAACCCAAGAGAGGTGTAAAGTCTGCTGGTAAAGGTGGAACTTGGTATGATGGTTCAGAACAAAATGCTAATGAAAGTGCTACATTTGGTCCAGTGAAAGGTTGGGAATACCTGATCAAATGGTCAGAAGGTAGACAGTGGGGTAATGAATATGTCAATCAAGAATATTGGGTAAGATATATTGGTGAATGGGCGATGGCTAAAATAGGTTTGACTGAATTAGGATTGGAAGACATTAGTTATGTTCATGGTGATATAAGATTACATCTAACACCTGAAGCACTGAATGAAAAGTTTCACATATCTGTTGGTGCTAAACACAGACAACATCCTGTATATGGATTTGATGCCATGGTATTGGATACAACTTGGTACAGAGGTCAATGGTGGGCGTTTGCTGAAGATGCTTTTGGTATTGATGATAATATGTGGTTTGATCCTACAATGCAAGATGAGAACGGAGATTGGATACATCAAGAGTTATACGAATATGATGTAGAGACAGGTGAGCTTGTACCAATAGAAGGTGATGGTCCTTTTTGGAATGAAGGTGGTGAGTATTGGGGACACGATTGGTTGTGGAGAGATGCTAATGGTAGGATATTTGCCTATACAGATAGAGAGTATTTTATCTATCATTTTCCAGGTATGTTAGAAAATTATATTGGTGGTGTGAAGAAAGACTTGGGATATCAAAGTGAAACATCTTTGGTCTTAGGTGTTGATTTCTACCACTATGATGAAAATTGGTGGATACATGCTTGGGGTAATTGGATGCCGATACACTATGGACATTCTAAACATGCATATCATAATGCTGCTCATTACCAAGAACATTTGGAAAAAGGAATGCCTGCTCACAAGTTTATGTATATGAAATCAATGTGGCATGATTGGAATGACTATGATATGGGAGCAATATTTGGAGTAAAACTAAAAGATAATCTTGGAACATTTGCTGAAGGACGATATTTGTATTATTGGGAAAGACCAGCATATGATATCAAGTTAGGAATTAATTATCAATTTATGGGGTGGTAAAATGAAACACGAGGAAATATACAATATGATAAGAATGATTTACGGTTCACTTCTAATGGTAGGTATGTTTGCAATACCAAGTTGTGAAGATGATAGAGTGGAAGAAGAAGTGGTGTTAGAACCAAATATGCAAATGTGGGTAAATGGTGATCCAATAGATCCGTATACTTATTATGGTTCAATAACAACTTTTGGAAAGAAAGAACTTGGTGAGGATGGTAAGATAAAGAAACTATTGGTTTTTCACTTTCAAAGAGAAGTCGGTAGAGTTTTACCAACATTAGAACATTATGCTACCATATGGTATGATGAAGATGGTGAAGATAATAACAACCTAATTGATTCTGGTATGTATTTGAACTATGGTGCAGAGGATACTTTAGAAAACAGAGAACAAACAATCAATTTGGAAATCATTGGTAGTCAAGATTATACAAACTTTGGTCAAGCTGAAATAACAAAAGTTGAAGATAACAAAGTTTCAGGTATAGTAAATGGTCAGTTCTACAATCCATACAGAGATGAATTACAAATAGCATTATTGGTATTTGATAACATAGAAATCGGAATGGATCCTGAAGGAACATTCTACGATGATGAGTAATAAAAAATGAGCGATGGAGTCAAATTAGGACAATTGTTATGTGATGCAGATATCATTACAAAAAGACAATTAAGTAAAGCCCTAGCAGAACAAGTCAAAGGTCGTAAAGGGACTATTGGTGAAATTCTTGTTGAGATGGGTTTTTGTTCTTTTGATGATATTACAGACGCTTTGATGAACTCATCAACTGATACAGAAAAACATGAAGATAAACATGAAGAAATTCATCAAGAACCAATAGTAAAGGAAGAACCAAAACCAGCGCCTGTTGTTGAGCAACCAAAGAAAAAAGAACCGGTTGAATTATCAGAGGATAAGGTTTTAGATACAAAATTTACATTATCTATACAAACAATGATAGCAGCTGGAACAGGTTTAGCCTCATTGATTGGTATGTGGTATACATTACAAGGGGAGATTGAAGAAGCAAAAGAATTACCAAAAATTGATATAGAGTCAATTTTTACGGATGAATATCCATCCAAACCCGATGGTCACAACTGGCCACGGTCATATGAACAATACAAAAACCAAGTCGGAGGTCTGCAGGAAGATATGGATGCTGTATATGATTTATTAGATGAATATGAAGAAACTATAAAAGAATTACAAAAAGATATCAAAGACCTTGAAAGACGAAAGAAGGACAAGTAGGAGTTTGTTATGAGATATATACTAGGGCTAATATTATTTCTATCTGTTACATATGGACAGGTAAACGATAAAAACTTCAAAGAAAAAGTAAATGGTGGTGTCACTGTTGCAGTTTTTACTTCGGAGTGGCAAGAACAAGAATTAGATAAGAAAATACTTAAAGGAGTGGGTGGTTATCAAGATGCTGAAATACTGTATGTAAAAAGCGAAGATGCTCCAAAGGTTGTTAAAAAATTAAGGTTTAGAAACTTTCCATCGATTGCCCTATTCTTTGATGGAAGTAAAAAAGAAACTTGGAAAGCCGATATGGATGGTGAGGTAGATTGTTCCTCAAAAGAAATAAGAAACGCTATTGATGATATGTTGGCAGAAGATGTATTCTAATGAATATAGCACTTATAGCTGGTCACTTAGCATTTGGGCTAATAGCCTTTTCTTTTCTGGTCAAGGACATCTTATGGTTACGAGTTGTATCTATACTGGCGAGTCTCTTCTCAGTATTTTATAATTACTTCATACCAGTCGAACCCATGTGGTTGGCTATCAATTGGAACATTGTCTTTGTTCTTGTAAATCTCTATCATATCGCCGTTATCATATATGAAAAACGACCAATCAAAATGGCACCAAAAGATAAAGAGTTGTATGAAACCCTATTCAAAGAATTAAGTCCTGTAGAGTATCTAAAGATAACAAAGATAGCAGAATGGAAAAAGTTTAAACCTGGTGAAACTTTAATCAGAGAATCACATATGGTTACTGATTTGATTTTGATATATAATGGAACTGTTGATGTCAATGTAAAAGGTGAAAAAGTTGCTGAACTAAAAGATGGACAGTTTGTAGGTGAGATGTCATTTCTTACAGAAAAGTCAGCAACTGCTGATTGTGTGGTGAAACACGATACAGAATGTTTGATGTGGAAACAACCTGAGTTTAAAGATTTGTTGAAACGAAATCCATCTTTGTATTATACAATTCAAGGATTACTTAGTAACCAATTGGTAAGTTACAGTAACAAAAATTAACAACTTGTTACAATATCGTATATTTCTGTTACAAAAAACACCTAAAAACACCCTAAAAAAAGTTTGGTACAGTTCTTGTATAATATAGGTAAATAACTAAATAGGAGAACTGAAATGTTCAAATCAATAATACGATATCTAAAGAGCACAAAAGGTAACTCACTTGCTGAATTTGCTGTAACAACTGCGATGATGGCAACACTTGCTACCACTGCTGCACCTAAGTTTTCAGGTGTTGGAGAAGGTGCTAAAGAAAAGAAAACGATGGCTGATATTGACAAAATTGTCAAATCTGCTAACAATTTCTATAACTCTAAAGTAACAACTGAAGGTCGTGGAAGATTTCCAGGTCAAACTAAGTATGATGCTGCTGTTGGTGGATATGCTTCTGATTCTTTGTTAATTGCTGGTGTGGCTAATTTCACATCTTACGATGATGAAGAAGGATCAAAGTGGGCTTCTGTATTTGGTACAACTACTAATGGTGCAACTGCTCCAACTGGTCATAACATCTCTATTGCAGAAGATGATGACAAAGATGGTTCATTTGATGTTTACTCAGGCGCTGAAGAATTCTTAAACGAATTTGGTGGTAACCCAATCAAGACTCCTTTTCAGGATGGTCATTACATCTATGCGGTAATCGCTGGTGGTGGAAGTGGTTCGGGTTCTTATGCTCCAATTCTTTATGTTGCTGACTTGGAAAACCCAAGTAACTTTAACAAGAAACTACAACCATAGGAGAACTAAAATGTTGAACCAGAAAGGATTTACATTAATCGAATTAATCATGGTTACAATTATTTTAGGTATCTTAGCTGCTGTTGCCATACCGAGATATATGACAACAGTTACAAAAGCCCATGAGGCTGCTGAAGATGCGGTAATTAACTCTATAAAAGCTGGTTTAGAAACTTATGCTGTCGAACAACTAATGGACAATGGTAGGAAATCATGGCCTACAAATCCATTCGATGCTCTAGATACTAAACCTGCTGGACACACTACAGACACAGATGATGCTGATGTTGATGGAGAGTGGACATACAATACCACTAGTAAGAAAATCACACATCAAAGAAGTGACAACACTCGTGTGTCTTGGCAATACGATGAGGGAACACAAACAGGCGATAATGCTGCTGTGGGAACTTTGGGATCAAGAGCTAGTCTATAGGAGTTGATTATGAAAAACTCTAACGGATTTACTCTGATAGAGTTGGTTGTAACCATCGCTTTAGTGGGGATATTGCTGGGAACGGCTATCCCCACTTTTCATAGGGTGGTTGCTGAAACTCAATTCCAAGTAAACATATCAAACATGGAAATAATAAAAGATACATTTTTACAATATTATTATGACAACCATATGTCAGGTGATCCACATTTTCCACAAGTTCCATCTGATAGTTTGTTGAATACTACATATCGTCAGACAACACTAGGTGATGGTAGAACGCCTGATATGTTGTTCAGTGGGGACTTACCTTACAACAGCAACAAGAAACCATTTACATACTATTGGGATGATGACGAAAACACAAAAAGAATTGTTGTAAAAGATACTGATTTAGATAGCCCATCGTATAATCAAAAGGTAATTGGTGAAATATAATCATTGACTTTTATATATTTTTTGTGTATATTTATGAGTATGAAACTAATGGATATATTATTAGAAAGGGTGGATTTTCAACATATAGCAACTGAGTTAGTAAAGAAAGCTGGGTTGAAATCAAAAGTAAAATTTATAAACACAGGTAATAATAAAGCCGATTATAATGTGGATGATGATACGATTCGTATCAAACCAACATCAAGATTCAAAGATTTTTTAGTTACAGTATTTCATGAGATTGACCATGCCAAAGATGCTCAACGAATGGGTAAGGAAAAGTATAAGAAAGCATACGAGATGGAAATGAACAAGGCAGTTCAAAGAGGTGGTGATGCTCATGATGATAATTACTATGAAAAGAAAGCTGAAAAGTATGGTCGTAAGATGGCTAAAGATTACCTGAGAATAAACAGGAAAAACATTTATTGAAAAAATTAGGCTTGGATGCCTCTACAACAACAGTTGGTTATGCTTTTGTAGACGGCAAAGAAATAGTTACAATGGGATTCATACCCATTCAAAAAGAAGAAACGATTCGAGATAAAGTTGAACTAACTATGAAAGAGATAACAACAATTGATCCTTTCAATAAAGTTGAACAAATATACATTGAGGATAGTTTATCTGGTTTTATGCGTGGTAGAACATCACAACAAACAATAGTAAAGTTAGCAAAGTTCAATGCTGTATTGGTTTACTGTTTAGAATTTGCCTATGGGGAGATTGTAAAGGGTGTGAATCCAATGACGGCTCGTAAAAAGTTATTTGGTAAATCTCGTGTAAAGGGTAAGTCAGCAAAAGATTTTGTAAAAGAAGAAATAAATTGCTTGTATTCTTTAGACGAATATGTTAAATTAACACCAACAGGATTGTGGGATAAAAGAAACATGGATAGTTATGATGCTTTAGTGTGTGCTCTGTATGAGTGATAAAGTTGTAAATCTATTAGAAAGAGCATTAAACAGTAGAGGTAAGAAACTAACAAAACCAAATGAGTATATGTTTTACTCACCGTTTGTTTCTCATTATAAACCTAAGTTACAGATTAATGTATCTACACAGAAGTGGCATTGTTGGGTATCTAACAATGGTGGACATTCTATATACTCTTTGTTCAAGAAACTCAATGTTAGTAGAGAGTTATATGGTGAACTCAAGGATATCTTTTTTGTACCTGAGACCACAGATGTAGAGAAGAAAGAAGTTGTTGTTCTACCAAGGCATTACAAACCTTTGTGGATTAGGTCAAAGTCTCTGTATCAAGGACATGCTCTAAAGTTTCTAACAGATCGTGGTATTACAAAATATGATATTAAAAAATATAAAATAGGTTTTTGTGAGGATGGTTTATATCAGCACAGAGTGATTGTACCAAGTCACGATGAAGATGGTATATTGAATTACTTTGTAGGTAGGTCGTATATGGAAAGTGGTATGAAGTATAAGAATCCAAATGTATCTAAAGATGTGGTTGGATTTGATTATCATACAGCATGGTCAAAACCAATTGTTCTATGTGAAGGTGTATTTGATGCCATGTCAATACGAAGAAATGCCATTCCTATGTTTGGTAAGAAACCACCAAAAAAATTATTGATGAAAATATTTCAGAAAAGATGTAAGACAATTTACATAGCATTAGACGATGATGCTAGAAAAGAAGCCTACATGTTAGGTGAGTTTTTCAGTGACTTTGGTATAGATAGTAAAGTCGTAAATCTACCAAAGGATAAAGATCCGAATGACTTGGGATTTGACAAGATGAGTGCTCTGATAGAACAGACACTATCTTCAAGTTTTTCAGACACAATACAGGCAAAATTATATGGGTGATATAAAACAGATAGCACATTTAGCTGATATTCATATCAGAAAATTACATAGATTCAATGAGTACAGAGATGTATTTGACAATCTGTATGAAAAATTAAAAAGTATAAAACCTGATTTAATCTACATCGGTGGTGATGTTGTACATGGAAAACTTGATACATCACCTGAAGAAATCAGAATGGTGGCTGAGTTCTTTTTAAATCTTGCTGACATATCTGATTTATTGGTAATACCTGGTAACCATGATTGTAATTTAAATAACAAATCACGAGAGGATGTGTTGTCTCCAATTATTGATTTGGTTCAACAGATAAATCCACGAATACACTTTTGGAAGAAAACGGTTGTGTATGAAATGGGTGGATGTCACTTCGGACACCTTTCTGTATTTGATATGACCAAAGATGGTAAACCAAATGCTAAAAATATACCACGAGCAAAAGACATAGATGGTGATCACAAGATTGGTATTTATCATGGTGGGGTTGGTAACTTTCAAGTTGACACTGGTTTGGTGATGAGTGATGAACATGTAAATGTTATTGACTTTGATGGTTATGATATGGTGTTATTGGGTGATATACATAAGAGACAATTCTTAGATGATAAAGAAACCATAGCCTATCCAGGCTCATTGATTCAACAGAACTTTGCTGAAGCACCTGAACATGGTTTTTTACTATGGGATGTAGAGAAACGTAAGGCTAGTTTTGTTCAAGTAGAAAATGATCATGGATTTAAAACCATTACGGTTGAAGATGGTGATATAAAAAGTAGAATGAATTTTGTACCTAAATATGGTAATATAAAGATAAAACACAAAGATACTACTGCTGAACAATTAAGATTAATTGAACTGAATCTTCGTAAAAAATATACAGACATAAAGACAATTGTTACGGAAAAAATAGATTCTATTGAAGGACAGTTAAACGAAAGTAAAACTAAAATATCTATTGAAGATATACATGATCTTAAAGTACAGAATAAATTAATTGAAAAACTAGCAAAGGTAGAACAACCAAATATAGATGACAAAACTTTACAAAGATTATTTGACATAAATGAATTAACTAATTCATCAATTGGACTTACCAATGCTTTACCACGAAATGTAGATTGGAAATTAAAGTACATTGAGTTTGATAATATGTTTAGTTATGGTAAAAACAATCGAATAGATTTTACTAAACTCAATGGTGTGGTTGGTGTTGTTGCTCCTAATCATAGTGGTAAATCAGCACTGATTGACATCATAGCCTATACGATATTTGATGTATGTAGTAGAACCATTAGAGCTATTGAGGTATTGAACAATGAGTCAAAATATTTTGAAGTTAAGTTGTCTTTGGAAGTAAATGGTGAGGACTATATTATACATCGAGTAGGTAATCTAAAGGTTAAGACAAAACGTGCTACTGGTGTAGTTACTAAATTATGTCCTGTTTCAGTTAAGTTTTATATGGAAGAGAATGGTGAGTTGATCGATCTCAGTGGAGCTGCTCGTAATAACTCACAATATGGAACTGGTACAAATGAAGAAATAAGAAAGATATTAGGAACGTTTGACGATTTTATATTGACATCATTATCATTACAAAACAATGGTCAGAACTTTGTTGATAAGAAACAAGCTGAAAGAAAAAAGATTCTGAGTCAATTCATGGGTATTGATTTGTTTGACAAATTATTTGATATTGCTAAACATGATGTAGCCGATGAACGAGCATACTTGAGAAAGGTAAAGGACAAGGATGTTTTTGGTCAATTATCTAAATTACAAAAGGAACTACAAGGATATGAAGAACAAAAAGAAAAACTTGATAAAGAGGTAGAGCCATTTGAGGTAGAGATAAGTGAGTTAGAACAACAGATTGATAATCTGAAATCAAAGTTGAAATATGTTCCAAGTGGTGTAGATCAGGTTGATGAATCTGTTGAAATAAAAAAAGAACAAGAATTAGAAAGACAGCAACAACTATTGGAATCCGAAGAAGAATACAGAGAAGATATCAGACCATTGTATAACAACATCTATAATAAAATAAAAGAATTTGATGAAGAAACCTTAGAGCATAATTACGAAAAGTATAAAGAGAAAAAAGAAGATTTGACAAAAATCAAAGCTGATATTAATGTAAGGGAAACACAAATAAAACACTTAGAGGAATCTTTAGAAGAAGCACAAGATCATGAGTTTGACAAAGATTGTGAGTATTGTGTGAAGAATAGTCAATGGCACATTGAAAAAACAAAATCATTGACAAGTGAGATAACAGATTGTAAATTAGATTTACAAAAAATCTTATCGGATAAGCATAATTGTGAAAAAGATATAAAAAGTTTTGGTGATATAAACAGAGATAGGGCTAGATATCAAGAGTTAAAAGAAGACTTAAAACAAGTTGAAAACGATGCTTACAAAACACAGGCTAAAATGAAAGAATTAGAAGCATTGGTGTTAAGTTTAGAAAAAGACTTAGAAAAGATTTACGAACAAAATAAACTATATGAGGAGTATCAATCTGCTCTAGAGTTCAATGATAAGATCAATGACAAGATAGAAGTATTGCAATCAACATTGGATAAAAGTAAAAGTTCATATGATATTGTTATCAGAGGTATACAGACTATTGAAAATCATATATTGGTGAACAAAACAAATAAAAAGAATTTAGACAGTGAGATCAAAGACTTAGTGGATGCTGAACAAAAGGTATTGGATTATGAATTATATCTAAGATTAGTTAGTTCAGATGGTATTCCAAGATTAATCATCAATGATGCTTTACCTGTAATTGAGAATGAAGTCAATACAGTGTTAGATCATATGATGGCAGGATTTCATTTAGGTATAACAAATGAAGATAAGAACATAAATCTATATATACGATACGACAACCAAGAATGGCCATTATCTCTCTCATCAGGTATGGAAAAGTTCGTATCTTCTCTCGCACTTCGTGTTGGTTTGATCAATGTTTCTAACCTACCAAGTCCTAACTTTCTCGTTATAGACGAGGGTTTTGGCACATTGGATACCGATAATCTCTCAAATATGAAAGGTGCTTTTGATTACTTGAAGACAAGATTCAATTCGGTTTTCATTATTTCTCACTTAGATACCATAAAAGACTTCATGGACTATCTGTTACCTATCAATAAATCAGATAAACACTCTAATGTGACCTATATTTGACATAATCAAGATTCCTAAATATTTATATTTATATAGGAATCGATATGCCAATACAAGAAAAGTACACTCAAAGACTAGGTTTAGGAAATCTAGATGTCTTTTTAGATACACCTATAAATGACACTAGTTATTTTACCATTGGTAACCTTGCTCAAACTATAGGTTATGGTAAACACGGTTTTACTATTGCATATAATGATCCTACCAATAGTGATTTACTACTAAAAAATGGCACAGGAATATTATTTGAGTTTGTTGATGCTAATGGTGAAACTGTATTTTCAGAACTATCAGACATACCAGATGTAAGTGGTGCTGCTACTGGTTATATTTGGATTAAAAAAGATCCACTTTGGATTGCTCAAGAAATTGCTGATGGTCCTTTAACTTTATATGTAGTTGGTGAACTTGATGGTGTACCAGAAGAATTTGAAGATACATACAATTTAAGATCAACCTTTACATACAATATTCGTAAATCTTTTCCAAATACATCTAAGATAATATTTTACGATGTTCCATCATTAGAAGCCAGTGCTAGTTTTACAGAAACACAAGAAGAAGATTTAAAACCAGGTTATTCTCGTGGATACATAAATGTAAGTTCATCTTTTATGCAAACTCATGGTGGTAAGGTAAGTTTTATAGAATTGTCTTATCAAGAAACAGGAAGTCAAAGTGATACATTTAATTTATTAAACACTTATCCTGTTGAAGGACCTACATCTAGATTTGAAATAGAAGATACTGGTTCGATTGATGGATTAAATCCAATATCACATACTTTTAAAATGCCAATACCAAGAAGTATAAGACGTGACACTCCTGTAATTTTTAAACTTAGATATTTAGATGCTGATAAAGCACCAGCAAAATATTATAATGAAAACAAATTAAATCAAGATATAGTAATTACATCATCGGTAATAGAAATAAATGGTTCACCGATGATTATTGAACAAGAAGATAATCTACTTGCTGGTTCGATGTATACTGGTCAAGCAGTTGGTAAAGGATTTGAACAATCGGGTAAAAGTAGTGCTTATTTAAAAACAGTAGACTATCAAGGTTTTGCTAGTGCTAGTCAAGGATTAGCACCTGGTGGTGTTATGTTCTTCAGTGGTTCAGTTCTAACATCAAGTGGTGATGATTATGATGGTGTGGGTTTAGAATTATTTGCCGACACAGAAAGTTTTTTAAGATTTAGGTCAAATCCATCAGAATTAGATATTAGAGCTAAAGCATTTTTTGTTGGTTCTAGGTCTACACAATTTATAAGTGCTTCTGGTGGTGTAATAGAAATAAGTTCTAGTAATTTTCATTTACAACCAGATGGTGATGTCTCAATGGCTGGAACAATTGAGGCTGCTGATGGTAAAATTGGTGGATTTCATATATCAGAATCTAGAATAAATTCTGCTAATGAAAAAATTATTTTAAAAGCTAGTGGTCAAATTTCTGCTTCATCTTTACTACTTGCTTCTGGTTCATTTGTAATCGATGCTGATAACTTATCTAGATTTGGATCTGATGATTTTCAAAGTTTTGTAATGGTTGAAAATACTGGTGTGATAATGCAAACTAGTAATTTTAATCTTAATACTGCTAGATTTATTATAAGTTCAAGTGATGTCGGTGTAATGGCTGTTGGTTCAACACCACCTACAGAATTCAATAGTGGTAAGGGTTTTTATGTAGATGGTGATGGTAACTTATTAATCGGTGATTCTCAAGGACCTAGAATTCAGTTTGATGGTTTTGATACTATTATTAGTTCATCTAACTTTTTCTTAGGTAGTGGTCAACAGTTTGTAAGTGGTTCATTAGGTAACATTGAAATAAGTAGTTCTAATTTTCACTTAGATGCCAACGGAAATGTCAGTATGGCTGGAACAATCACGGCAACTGCTGGAGAAATCGGTGGTTTTAGTGTATCAGCTGATGCGTTATCATCCACAAACTTTTTTATCAGTGGTGCCGCTACGGGTGCAGAACTATTTATTTCATCATCTGGTTTTTCAGTTGATGCTCAAGGTGTAGTCAGTGCTTCAGATTTATCTTTACAAGGTGGGGATGTTGGTGGATTAACTATTGCTGAAGGAACTGTATCAGTTGGTGAAATATTAAAATTAAAAGACAGTGGTCAGATTACAGGATCACAAGTATTATTTACTGGCGGTAAAATAGCTTCTTTTAATTTATCTGATGATGCATTCTCTACAGATAGTTTTTTCATCAGTTCTTCTGCTACTGATAATGATATGTTTATATCAAGTTCTAATTTCAATGTCAAAGCAAGTGGAGATATAACAGGATCAAATGTATTATTTACTGGTGGTAAAATCAGTGGTTCTAATTTAACAATGGAAGTCCCAACTTTTTTCTTGGGAAGTCCATCACAATTTGTAAGTGGTTCAAGTGGTAATATAGAGATTACTTCAAGTAACTTTCATCTCGATACGGATGGAACAGTTCGTATGTCAGGCACTATAACAGCAACTGCTGGTAAGATTGCGGGTTGGACAATCAGTGGTGATACACTTGTGGGTAATAATGCCACACTTGATGGTGCTGGTGCTGCTCTGTTTAGATCAGATGCTGGTCCTGATACAGATAACTCGGCTGCTTTTGATATTCTTCGTGATGAATATTACATTGATTTTTCACCAGCAGATCAAGGTAATACTAAAAATTATTATGTAAAGTTTGGTCCTAATTTTGCTGTCGATACTGATGGTGTTTTATTTGCTAGTGGTGCTCAATTTGAAGGAACTGTATCTGCAAGTAAAGGTATTATTGGTGGTTTTACAACCGATGGTTCTTCGTTTTCAGATAACAATGGTCAAATTTTTATCAGTGGTAGTCCAGCAGTTGGTGGTATTGATCACCCTAAATATATGTTTATATCATCTTCTAATTTTAATGTAAAACAAAATGGAGATGTAACAGGTTCACAAGCATTATTTACTGGTGGAAAAGTTGGTGGTTGGGTAATGACTGATAGTACACTAACTGGTGGAGTGGTAACATTAAACTCTGCTGGTTCTATTGAAGTTGGTGGATTAAGTGATGCCACAACCACTGCTACAACCAATAGTGGATTCTTTGCAGACTCAAGTGGTAATGTATTAATAAAAGGTAATGTAAGTGATAATGATTATTTAAAAATATCTGCTGGTGGTGGTATTGATATTAGGTCACAAGTATTTGATTTAGATGCTGGAACATTGGTAATAGACTCTGCTACAAGAAACGGAACTATTGCCTTAGGTGCTACACCAAATGTAAATATCGATGGTACAAATGCTGGTGTTTACATGAATGGGTTAGGTGATTTTCTTGTAAGGGTTGATGCAAATAATTTCATAAAAGTAGATCAGGATGCTACTGTTAAATTAGACATGAAAGCCGAGTCATTTTTCTTAGGTGGGACAAGTCAATTTGTTACAGGATCTAATGGAAATATAGCAATTAGTTCATCTAATTTTCATTTAGATACTGCTGGTAATGTAAATATGTCTGGTACTGTTACTGCTACTGCTGGTAAAATCGCTGGATTTACAATAAGTGGTAATAGTTTAACAGCAACAAATTTTGAAATAGATGCATCAGGTAAAAGAATTACATTAGGAGATGCCGCTTCTACAGATTTATTTGTAGCCGATGCTGACGAGGGTATACAATTAGGTAATAATACTTTTGGATTAGCACCATTTAGTGTAACTAAAGCTGGGGTGTTAAAAGCTGTTGCTGGAACAATTGGTGGATATGGTATAAGTGCAACTGCTATCAGTAGTTCTAACGACAATTTAATATTAAAAAATAGTGGACAAATTACAGGCTCAACAGTTCTGTTTACTGGTGGAAAAGTTGGTGGTTTTGGAATAACATCAACACATATAACAAGTAGTAATTTATTATTTGATTCGGCTAATTCAAAACTTGTAGTTGGTTCAGCAAATAAAATTACAATACAAGGTGGTGGTACAGATAATTTTATCACCATGGGTAGTAAAACTGCTTTTGCTCAATCATCAACTGCTGGTATTATATTAGGTATGGATAATAATGTTCCATCATTTGATCTTACGAGAAATGCTACCAACTACGTTAGATTTGACACATCAACAGGTGTGGATATAAAAACAGATACTTTCAAATTAGATACAGCAACACTAGATATAGATTCATCAACAAGTAGAATACAAGTTGTAAATGGTTCTTCAAATGAGGTAATACGATTTGGTGAGATATCAGATAGTGCTTCTGATTTATACGGATTAAAAGTTTACGATGGAAGTGGAACTGCTGATTCTAATACATTGGTAAAACTTGGTGGTGAAGGAAATACCATTGGTGGTTGGACAATTACGAATGATCAAATACAATCTGATAATCTAATTATACATTCAAGTGGTAGATTAGAAACTGCTGATTTTGCTAGTGGTGTAAAGGGTTGGAGAATATCTTCGATTGGTAACGGAGAAGCTGAGTTTGAAAATGCTACAATTCGTGGAACTCTATCTACTGCTGTATTTGAAAAAGAAACAGTTAATGCTGTAGGTGGTCAGTTATATGTTGCTAACTCAACAGCACTTACAGGATCAGGTCAGATATCTGCTAGTTTTGATACAATGAGTGTTGTAAATGTAAGTGGTTTTGTAGCGGGTGAAATTTTAAGTTTAAAGAAAGTAACCGAAACAGGTTTTACAACAGAATATGTATTGGTTAATAGTGCTTCACGAGATGATGATTCTAGTGACACTAATTTTGCTGGTAAACTTATGGTTACTAGAGGATACGGTAGTGGTTCTTTAGGGGATAGTGGTTCATTAGGTGGAACACCGGCAAACTCACAATCATACGAACCAGGTCAAGTAATAGTATCAACTGGTAAAGTTGGAACTGGTTACATAAGATTAAATGCTAATCCAAATGATCAAGCCACACCTTACATGGATATTGTGGAAAGAACTGGTGTTGGTATATATGATGTAGAATTAAAAACAAGGGTAGGTGATCTCAGTGGTTTAAGTAGTGCGACATTGTTTGGAAATGCTAATCCTGGTTTTGGTATCTTTACAGAAAATGGTTTCTTTAAAGGTGGTATAAATGCTACGACAGGTTCATTTACTGGTGTGGTTCACATCAATACTTCTGCTTCTGAGATAATGAAACTTGGTACTAACGTTGATTCTACTAATGATGGTATTCATATAAACAATAACAACTATTGGTATACCGATAGTCAGTTTAAGGTAGGAGATGCAAACAGTTTTATTCTTCACGATGGTGCTGGTGATATAAAAATAGTATCTGAAAACTTTACTTTGAAAGGTGGTTCTAAATTATTGATGACCACACAAAGTTTAGCCTTTGACACATCAAATGCTTCAACTGCTACAAGAACTGCTGGTACAGGTATCTTTATGAGTAGTAGTGGTGACTTCAGAGTTGGTAATGCCAGTGGAAATAGACTTACATTTTCAGGTACATCATTAGAATTAGTAACAAGTGATCTAAATATTGATACATCCACATTTGATCTTTCAACCGATGGAACTGGTAAGATTGCTCTTGGTGCTACTCCACCAACTGATATATCAAGTGGAACTGGTTTCTTTGTAGATGGTGCAGGTAATTTCTTAGCTGGTAATGCTTCAGGTAATTTCATACGTTTTAATCAATCAAGTGGTGCAGTTCAAGTTGCTGGGGAGATTACGATTGCTGCTGGTTCTACATCAGAAGTTGATTTTGGTGCTGGTGCAGCTGCTTCTGCAAGTGTTGCTTCAGCAAGTGCCGCTGCCGCGGAAGTTTCTGCTTCTGTGGCTCAAATATCTGCAAGTGTGGCACAAGCCATAGCAAATGATGCGGTAGCATCGGCATCTGAAGCATCATCATCTGCTGTCACCGCAACTGCGGCCGCTTCGACTGCTCAAGCTGCTATTGATACGATGGAAACACAAGTTGTTCTCAATAGTGGTGGTATGGACTTACGAAATAATAGTAATCTAAATTTAGTTTCTTATGGAGTAAATACTAAGTTTTTTGATGGGGTTGGTGATGATGATGGTAATATGAAACTAAGGTTGAATACCGATGGTGTTTTTGCATTTGCTAATCATACTGGTTCTTTTGCTCGTTTTTATAATGAAGGTATTCAGATAGTATCGGGTGGAGTTGAAAGGGCTAAATTTGCTGAAACCACAACAATAGGTAATCCAAGTTTTGAGCATGTTGAGATAACAAGTGCTTCTTTAAAATTAAAAGGAGGGGCAAATGGAAATACTGTAAGATTATCTATGGATGCTGATGGTATGCAAATTGGTTCAGTATCAAATGGTATTACATTAAATGCCAGTGGTGATGCGACATTTAATGGTGCTATTACAATTTCTCCTAGTGATTTACCTGATGGAACAGTATCAGGTTCTGCTCAGTTAGCCGATGCGATAAGTGGTTCTTCAGCACCAGCATCTGCTTCAGCAGCTGCTATGGCAACACAAGTAGTCTTAGACTCAAACGGAATGTCTCTGAAAAGTCAAGACACAAGTAAGACATTAGCTAGTTTTGGAACAACAGTTACGATTGGTGAAAATGCTGATGATAAATCAAGAGTTTTTATAGATGATAATTCGGTTGATTTAATTGTAGATTCTGGTGGAACAGATACGACTTTTGCTTCATTTGGTGCCACAACTACTGTTGGTAATACTAGTGCTGAACATGTTAGTATAGATAGTGATTCTGTTGATATCATACAAGATTCTAATAACAAAGCCGTATTAGATGCCAGTGGTTTAACGATATCACAAAGTGGTGCTGGAGTTGCTAAATTTGCTGGTACTACAACAATTGGTAATACAGGCGCTGAACACCTTTTATTAAATACAAGTGGATTAGCAATAAAAGACGGTACTTCAACTAGAGCTTCATTATTAAATACTGGTGTGACTTTAAATGGTGCTAGTACAAACGATCAAATGATTGTAAACTCAAGTGGTGTTCAATTAAAACAAGGTGGTACGGTTAGAACAACACTGGCTAGCAATAAGGTAACAATCGGTAAGTCCGATGATAATAGAATTGAAATAACAGATACCGCATTTAGTTTATTTGAAGGAAGTACGGAAAAAATAGCAATCAATTCATCTGATGTAAGAGTAAAATTTGACGATAATAACTATGCTATGATGGATGCAAATAGTTTTGATGTTGTATTAAATGGAAAAACATCTGCTTCTTTTGGAACAACCACAACTATAGGATCAACGGATAGTGCCCACACATTTATCGACTCAGGTAGTTTTAAACTAAAAGATGGTAGTAATGAAAGACTTATTATGGATGCCAATGGTATCAGAATGGGAAGTCAATTTTCTGTTGCTGCAGATGGAACTGCAACTTTTGGAGGAACTTTAACCATTGGTAATTTGGTTTCAAGTTCAGCACAGTTAGCTGATGCAATTAGTGGTTCATCAAATGCTGTATCTGCTTCGTTGGCTGAACAAACAGCTCAACAATTAGTCGACTCTGCTTCAGTTGCTTCTGCTGTACAAATAACCAGTGATGGATTAAATATTCTTAGGGCTGATAATGGAAGTGAACTTGCTTCCTATGGTGCGACTACAACAATAGGAAGTACAAGTGGAGAACATATATCAATTAGTAGTGATGCATTTGAAATAAAAACTGATGCCAACACCACAGTTTTATCTGCTTCATCTGCTGGATTAGAAATGCAAGGAACGGTAAGGGCTACTGCTGGTGAAATCGGTGGATTTGAAATAGAACCCAAAGCTTTGAAAAAATCTGTATTTACCGATGGTCAACTAACTGCTTCTGTTACATTATCACCTGATACAGGATCTCATAATTCACTTCTTTTCAGAATGAACGCTATAAGAAACAATGGTAATGCCACACTATATGAATTAGTAAATACAAAACCAGCAAACGATAGCACTATGATTGAAAACTTTGGTCGTGTGCAAGGTAATTTTAGAGAATTAGGAGATTTTCACGATAGAAGTGAAACAAGAGATTTATCAGGTGATGTTATAACTACGTCAATTGCCTCTGGTAGTTTTATGCAAAGAATATACTTTCCACAAGGTTCTGATTCTGCTTTACCTGGTAAAGTTGAACAAAGAATGGTATCTCAAGAAAGTGGATCACGATCTAGAATAATACAAAGTGTGGAGTCATTGGGGCTTGGACAAACTCATGCGAGATTATTCTTCGATGGTCATACTGGTGCTGTAAGTGCATCAAATCAAATTTTTACCTCTACAGGTAATCTTGCCCAAACTACAGCAACACCACAACGTAATGGAAAAGGTATTGTTATTGATTCTTTTGGAGCAATTGGTGCACCAGGTGAAGCGATACCTGGTGTGTTTATGGGCTCTACTGGTTCTTATTTTAGATATATGGGTAGAGATGGTGCTGACGTATTACAAATCAGTTCATCAAATTTTATTCTTGATGCGGGATCATTATTAACACCAAAACTTGAAATAGAAGGTAAGGTAACTGCTACTTCTGGTGATATTGCTGGGTACGAGATATTACCAGAGGGTTTTAGAAAAACTGAAACTCTAACGGGCAGTGTTAAGAAAAACATCACTTTATCCCCATCTACAGGTTCTAAAGATTTAGCCATGATAAAATTATCATCAATAAAGGCACCAAAATTAAATTTATTTGAAGTTGTTCAAGGTAGATTTACTACCACACCACAACAAACAATTTTTGGTGCTTTTAATGGAAACGGTTTAAATGCTGGTGCTCATAATGATGCTGTTTGGGATGATATTGGTTATTTAGATTCAACTATACCTGAACAAAGAGATTTTTCAAATGTTACTGGTAGTTATATAAAAATAATAAATGATGCTGATAATACGGCAACAACATTTGGTGTTATAGCACAAAATATAGGATTATCTCCATCGGTAAATCTTGATGCTGGGGCATCAACTATTGGTGGTAATGATGGTGTAGCATCTGCTATGTACATTGGGGGTTACGAGGGTGCTATTAGTTCTTCCTTTCAAGGTTTATCTAGTGCATATGGATCTGGAAAAGGTGTGGTTGCTGATGCTTTGGTATTTAATGGTGAAACTGTTTCTGGTTTTTTTGCTGGACTTGGTAGAGCTGATGGAAACAATATGGAGAGTTATATTGCTTATTCGGGTAGGTCTTCAGAAAATGGAATTGTTATAAAATTAGGTAATCATTTACAAATACAACATGCTCCAGGCACTTCTGCTACTGATGCTGCAGGACACTTCTCATTTAACCTAAGTGGTTCAGCAAATACTACTAATATTCGTAATGTTAATACTGGTTCATTTAAACACGTTACTGTTCACAATCTGAAGGTTGAGGATCGAACTCCAGCACATGATTTTGCGGGGTATGGACCTGGTGCTCAAGGGTGGCATTACACTCAGTGGTCACATAACCATTCAATTACTGTTAGCACTTCTCAGATATTTTTACCTTGGAACGATAATACTGAACAGACTGCTATGATCGTAAATGGTAGACCGACATCTGCTTATCTGTCACCATTTGCCATGGAGTTACAGAGAATATGTTGGAGGTTTTCAGGCGTAACAGATGGTACACCTAATATAACCTGGAGATTACATACAATAGCTAATGGTTCATCAACAGTTGTTGAGGCTGCTCAAGCTGATTTTACTAGCACAATGTCAGCTAATACATATTATGAAGTGGTTAGAAGTGATTTTACACAGTATGATATGGATGAAGAAACTCCACCTGATGTAAGTGCAAATAGTTTAGTTGGTTTATCATATCAATCAAGTGGTGCTATTCATAGCTTAACGAGTCAAAATATTTATGTTACAAGTGTTTGGAAAGTAAATTACATTGGAAACATTAGAGGTCAAGGTAATTAATGGCAACTCTAGTAAAAACAGGAATTGGTGATGGACAAACCCTAACACCAGTAATCATAACTGAACTTTATGATGCTTTTACTGGTGATAAGTTATTTGATAATATCATTATAAATAACAGTATGAAGGTTACCCATGATGGTAAGGTTGCTATAGGACCACCTGGATCTGCTAAAGCTACTCCATATCAGTTAAATGTTGCTGGTACTATTGAAGCTAATATAGGTAGATTTGATGAATTAATAGTCACGACTCAATCATTTGTAACATCTTCTAATTTAATCATCAGTGGTTCAAATATATTTGGTACAGTCGGAACAGATTTACATATATTTACTGGTTCACTTAGAGTCAGTGGTAGTGATACTTTTGATAATTATTTTTTGAATAATGTTGCTATTGGTAAAGTAGAAAACACTAGAAATATATTTGAGGTTCAAGGCAGCACAACTATATCAAACGCTATAACTGCTAGTGATTTAACAATATCAAACAGTGGTTCATTTGCTCATTTGTCTGTAAGTGGTGATGCAGTGATCGAGGGTAATCTTACTTTTGGTAATGCTCCTACTGATAACATCTCATTTGCTGCTGATATTGATTCTAATTTTATACCAGATGATAATGCCACATTTAATTTGGGAAGTCATTCTCAACAATGGAATAAATTATTTATTACAGATATACAAGCCAATGCTTTAGCTGTTACAAGTTCAGTTCTCACAATTGATTCTGTTGGTACAATAAGTGGTTCATCAACATCAACTGGTTCATTTGGTTCACTTGTAACACCTGGTGTATTAACAGTTGGTGGTTCTACTTCAATAAGTGGAAATACAACAATTAGTGGGATATTAGATGTAACTGGTGTAATTAGTTCAAGTGGTGATGTTAATTTTGCTGGAACTGCTTCTTTTGGAAGAATAAATATATCAGATACAGTTACCATCAACACTGCTTCAATTGATGAACTGAATGTTACTAAAATAAATATAAATGATGTAACGGGCTCTGCTGATAAAGTATTGATAAATGATGCCAGTGGTAACCTTACATTTGACTTTGCTGATAGAACTTCAATTGTGGGTAAGAATTTGTCTGGTGGAGATGTTAATGCCGGTACACCAGTTTATATAACAAGTTATGAATCAGATAATATCTATGGCGTGGATAAGGCTAGAAATGATGTAGATGGTAAAGCAGCAATAGGTATTTACCAAGAAGATGTAATTGCTACAGAAACAGGTAATGTAATATTAAGTGGATTGGTAAGAAGTAGTGATTTAGACACATCTGGTTTTTCAGTAGGAGATGAACTTTTTCTTGGTGTTGAAGTATTACAAAATACAAAACCAACAGGTGCTGGAGTAGAGATTCAAAAACTTGGAACTGTATTGAGATCATCTGCAACAAATGGAGAGATTATTTTATTATCTGGTGGTGGAGGGGGTTCATTAGAAACATTAAATATAGATCATATATTCATAGGTTCGGGTTCAGTTACAGAAAATCTACATATTTCTGGTGCTTTAGATCGTACCATAATAAATAATATTAGTGCTAGTGGAAAAATAACAGCTTTTGAATATGGTGGTGATATAAGTGGTTCAGTAACTTCAACTGGTTCATTTGGTAGAACAGAGTCTACTACATTAAGTGTTAACACACCATTGACATCATCCACTGCTATCTTTACAAACAATATCCAAAATGGATATCCTGTTTCTAACAGATGGCAAGAAAATTTAGAAGGTAGTTTTTTTAATAACTTTGATAACACAACTCATGTATCGGAAATATTAAGATTTATGGCTGGTGTAATCAGTCATTCTATTGACACGGCAGCACCAACTCCTAATACAAAATTTTGGAATGATGTTAGTACATCACACACTGCTGGTTCAACAACATCAAAAGATAGTTTATTAAATGGTGTGTTGGGATCTACTTATGAAAATGCTAGATTATCTGCTCATTGGACAGGTTCATCTTACATTGATATGAGTGAAACTGGTTCATATAGAAAAGTACAAAAATATTTAGAAACAAAGGGGTGGTTACAGTCATCTGATAGAGGTACATTTGGAAATGATACAGGAACAAATCCATTTCATGGAAGTTATGCCTCTAGAATACCAAGTACTATTTTAACTAATGGTACTTTTGACACAAACACTTTTACAATAACAGCAAATGCTGGTGGTTCAAGTGCTATATTTAGTAATTCAAATTTTTTTGGTTTAGGTGGTTTAACTAATGGTGGAGCTACTTCATATACCGTAAAGGTTATTGCTTCAGCTTCTTTCAGTGATAATTATTCTGATTCAACACCTGATAAAAATTCTACATTTCATACATCATCTTTTGTAGATTACACAATAAGTAATTTTGGTACATCAAATGGATTATCATTAGCAAAAATAAATACATCTCAACCTGCTGTTATACCAGCTGCTTTTCAAGATGGTGATTTTAATAATGTATTAGGACCTCTTAGTGGTAGATTTCATCATACTGGCTCTGTTGATCAAAATACAATATCTGCCAGTGGATATTATAAAACAGATGATATAAAAGTTGGATTGAAAACAGGTTCAATGTCTGATTTTCAATATAAAGATGGAACAGATGGTTCGACAGTTTTCTATCTCTACACTGGTGACTTACCAAGTGATATAACAGATGGTGCTCCAACGCCCTCTATATCAAAAGGTTTTGTTAGAACTGGATTTTCAGCTACATCTAGATCATTAAGTGGAGCTCCTTATCTATTGACAACTACTTATGCGTTTACCTATTCTGCTAGTGCGACTAATTGTTTCGATCCTTGTTATGGATATGCTACATCGCCATTGGTTAATAGTAAACCAACTGATACATGGGATAATATCGGTTCAACTTCCTTAACAAACACATCTGTATCAGTGACCAATAGTGGTGTACAATCTACAGGAGCTTCCACTTATGTAATTTCTAATGATTTTACTACAAAAAGAACTTCAAACCAAATACCTCATAGAACTGATGTTTCTGTTGCTACTTCATCTTTTAGTTTCTCATTAGACAGCAACTCATCCAATGTTGTTCAAAATAGATCGTCACAAGAAAGTTTAAATTATTCATTAGCATTTAGAACTACTGCTAGAAATTGGAAAAATAGTAGTACAACATCAACCACATCTACTATAAGTTTTTATGATGCTTCATTATTTGGTCAACCATCGAGTAGTGGAAGTATGGCTGTGTACAGTAGAGCTCAAGGGTATGATAACAATACATTGGCTGATTCTACAGAAACATTTACAGGTGAAGATTTTAGAATCGTATTGGCTGATAATGTACAGGCATTTAATGGTGCTTACTTTACAACTGATAGTTATAAGACAAATGACAATGGAGATGCCGTTCTTGGTGATTATGATTTACAAGTAAAACCTGGTTTCTTAGTAGATCCTGGTGGAACAAGGGGGTATTGGTTTCCAACTAATTTTGGTAGTGGTACATACAAATATTATATAAGAAGATTTCAAAAAACAAGCAGTGGTACAAAAACATCAATGACTTTGAATCTTGGAACAACGTTAGTAGCGTGGAACTCTACATCAAATGGTGTGGCTGCTGTTATTTTATTTGAAAGTTCTGGTAATGGAAGTGGTAATAATGTGGCATTGAGTAGGGCTAGAATATACGATCCTACTGCTACAACCAGTAACGTAATTGAAGCCAATATATCAAATGATAATCATAAAAATCCATTCAGTACAGCAATAGATTTATATGGAAATACAGGTGGTGATTTATCATCTACAACTTATACCATTCCAATTAGAAATGCAGACGGAATGTATCTTGATGATAGTGATAATCAACTATATGTATTAGTAAGATACAAGGGTGATCCATCTCCAATAACAAGTATAACCTTGGGATATAGCTAATGGCAATAGATAAAGAGAAAAAATCGAATCGACTGTTAGCCTCTCGTAGATATACTCATGATGCGTTTACAGATGCTCAAGAATCGTTTACAAATGTATTGGATTTACAAGCATCTGAGGTATATACTCAAGCTCATAAGATTCCATCTGGTAGTTTACCATTTAGTGGTAGTTCACAAAATGGTTCTTTTTATACTGTTAATGGGGATAATATATTAAGATATTATTATCGTCATAAATTAACAAAATCAAATCTTAATAATGAAGTTTGGTTCTTTTTAAATCCAACAGGTAGTGCGAGTGGTATTGGTGCTCAGTTAATTGATAGCAATCAACAGACTAGTTTTATATCACCTAAATATTCAGACTCTACATTAGCAAATGCTACTGCTGAAGACGATACACCTGGATATCTAGCAAAAGTATTTATATCAACTGCTGCTAATTCTGCTTCTGTATCCGATAGTGATGTAATATCAGTTAATAATTATCAATTTGATTACAAGACAGGTGTTTTACAATTTACCGATGGTACAGTTGATCCATCAAATTCACAATATGTTTATATGTCTGTTAACCAATATGTTGGTAAGACTCTTGCTGATGGTATTGAGTTAACAGGTGATATAAGTGGTTCTGCTAGTTCAACTGGTTCATTTGGACATTTGGTTGTGGCTGGTAATATTACTGCTAGTGGTGTTGTTAGAGCTGATGCCTTTGAATCTGTAACTGGTGGGGACACGATTGATTTTAAAGATTCGGTTAGTGTAACTGGTAATGTCAATGCAGATAATTTAACTGCTGATAGTTCAAGTTTTTCTACAAGAGTAACTAATCTTAAAACAGATAGTGGAAGTTTTTCTACAAGAATTACAAATTTTACTACAGGTAATGTTGAACTAGTTAGCGGTTCTGCAACATCAACAGGTTCATTTGGATATCTTACTGTTGCTGGATTGAGTAATCCAAATCTAATAGAATTTTCATCGTCTATATCTTCAATGAGAACCACTGATAGTTCTAGTATTTCATCTCGACTAACTACAGAAGAGGCTAATGTAGATGCTTTACAAGTAGACAGTGCCAGTTTTTCCGATAGATTAACAAATCCATCTGTTGTAACTTTAACTGCTAGTAGTGATGTTAGAGTTGATGGTGATTTAGTAGTAGATGGAAAAGTAACTGCTCAAGAATTTCACACAGAAATTGTAAGTTCGTCAATTGTCTTTACAAGTGGAAGCACAAAGTTTGGAGATTCTAGTGATGATATCCATGAAATAACAGGATCATTAGCTTTAAGAGGTAATGAGATATTCTTTGGTACGAGTAGTTCTGATAGAACAAATGTAACACTAAAAGGAAATCAAGCTAGAATTCAATACAGACATTATACGAATAATGCACTTTATACTTATCTAAATCTAGCATCTGGTGGTTCTATATTAAATACTAATTTTGCCAATAATGTAAATGAATTATTCAAAATACAGGCTAATGAAACAACACAATGGAAATTTACGACTGATATAATCAGTGGTTCTAATGAAACAACTGCTTCTTTTCACCACATACATGGTGCTAGTAAATTAGGTGTGGGGACGCTTAGTCCATTAGCTACGGTTCACATCAGTGCTTCAGATGGATTGATAATACCTGTTGGTAATAATGCACAAAGAAGTGGAGATGCTGTTGTTGGTGAAATTAGATTCAACACAGATGTTCAAACCTATGAGGGATATGATGGTAATAATTGGGGTTCATTAGGTGGAATGACTGATGTTGATAAAGATACACTCATAACTGCTGAAAATTCTGCTGGTGCTGATAATGATGAACTCAAATTCTTTACTGCTGGAGCAGAAAGATTGAGAATATTTGCTGATGGTCATATTAGTGCCAGTGGTGATATTACTGCTAGTAAAAATTTACAAGTAGATGGAGATGTGACAACATCTATAACATCAACTGGTTCATTTGGAATGATAAAAAAAGATGGATTGGATATACGAGAACATTTCAGTAGAAACTTAGCAGAAGCATTTGAGTTAGATTCAAATGGAGATTTTCAACCATCACCTATGAATAAATACATAGTTGATACCAAATGGGATTTAGATGAGAACGGAGATTTACAATTACGAAATAGAGAGTTATGGACTTTATTTCCTGATGACTATTTCTCAGATTAGTAGATATTTATCTATATACCATCAATGTAACTAGAATGAGAAGATATGGCAACTAGAAATTTTGTACCAAGAAGTGGTTCTGAGGGGCAGATCGGAACATCAGCAAAACCATGGGGAGTGGTTGTTGCTGATATCGGACACTTTGCTACCGTAAGTGGAAGTATAAGTGGTTCTGTAACATCAACGGGTTCTTTTGGTAGGTTAGAAATAGCTGGCGATTCAAGTCTTACAGGTGATGTCACCATAGGTGGAAACATCAACATAGGTGATGCTGATACAGATTCTCTTACGATTGCTGCTGATCTTACATCTAATTTAGTTCCTAATGCTGACTCAACTTTTGACATAGGTACAAGTACTAAGAATTGGAAAGTAGGTCATATTGAACAAGTATCATCTACAAATATCACTGCTTCATCTGATATCAGTTCAAGTGGAAATATTTTTGGAACTAATTTATTAGCAGATAGTGCTAGTTTTTCAACGAGAATAACTACTGATAGTTCTTCTATTAGTACAAGATTGACAACTGAAGAGGAAAATGTTGATGCTTTACAAGTAGACAGTGCAAGTTTTTCTACAAGAGTAACTAATTTAAAAACAGATAGTGGATCATTTTCAACAAGAGTAACGGATTTAAAAACAGACTCAGGTAGTTTTTCTGATAGGGTTACATTGTCAGAAGCATCAGGTAGTGCTATCTTAGAAGGTGATTTTGTTTTTACAAATATCACAGCTAGTGGAAACATCAGTGCAAGTGGAGACATTCATTCTGATGGAAGAATTTTTGAAAAGAATACAAGTGTCATAGATCATGCTACGGCTATGGCAATAGTTTTCGGAGGATAATATGGCAAACGTATTTAAAAATGCTGGAGTGGCTATTGGAAATACCAATACAACACTCTACACATGTCCAGCAGCTACAACTACAGTTGTACATGCTGTTTACATCAGTAATGTAGATGGGACAAATGATGCTACTGTGGATGTCTTAGTTACAGATACCAGTGCAGGTTCTGATTTCTACATAATGAAAACAGTTGATGTACCAGCAGACTCAAGTTTGGTGATTGAAAAACCAATCAACTTAGAAGCAAATGATATTTTGAAAGTCAAGGCTTCGGCTGCTGGTGATCTACAGGCATTTGCCAGTGTTTTAGAGATGACATAGTATGGCTAATTTAAAATATATCGGTAAGAATATTTTAAATCATGATTTGATCCTAAAGAAAGGAGATGTCAGTGGTTCTAATGCTTCAACTGGTTCTTTTGGTAATTTAAATATCTCTAGTGATGCATCTGTTACTGGTAATATGGTGGTTGGTGGTAGACTAACTGCTCAAGAAATACACACAGAGATCGAAAGTGCTTCAATTATATTCACAAGTGGAAGTACAAAGTTTGGTGATACTTCAGATGATACACATGAATTTACAGGTTCAATACTTGTAAAAGGTAATCTCACTGCTGAGAACCTAACTGCTGATAGCTCTAGTGTATCTACAAGACTTACCACGGAAGAGGGTAACATAGATGCTCTACAAACAGACAGTGGTTCATTTTCAACAAGAGTTACTAATCTAAAAACTGATTCAGGTAGTTTTTCAACAAGAATAACAAATCTAGTTTCTGATTCTGCTTCATTCTCAACTAGAATAACAACTGCTGAAACAGAATTAGAGCTTACCTTAATCAGTGGTTCTGCTCAAATTGCTACACAAATCAGTGGTGCTTTCGATACAGTATCAAGTAGTTTATCCTCTAGATTACAAACTGCTGAAACAGAATTAGAGAATACACTGATCAGTGGATCAGCACAATTAGCAAGTCAAATCAGTGGAGCTTTTACCAGTGGTTTTGAGTTCAACGGAACAATCAGTGGTTCAGCTACCTCAACTGGTTCGTTTGGAAAGATATTAGGTGATGGTAGTGATATAAGTAATTTACCTGTATCTGCGATAAATAATGCTACAGAAAATAGACTTGTAACAATAGGTGCGACTACGAGTGAATTAGATGCTGAATCTACTTTAACATTTGATGGTAATCAGATGGATTTATCAACTACTGGTCATGGCACTATTCATATTACAGGAGGTACTGGTAGAGATGCTAACTTAAAATTACAGAATAATTCAAGACTTTGGATTTTTCAAAATGATGGTGATAATACTTTATTTGGAGGTAGTGGTGCGTTACATCTATTTGATGGAACTGCAGCTGCTTCAAGAATAATTGTTGATTCCACAGGAGTTATACAAACACCTATGGGAGTAAGTGGTTCATCAACTTCAACTGGTTCGTTTGGATTGGTATTACAAAATGGTTCTGAGTTATCAACATTCTTAGGTGCTGCTGGAACAGAAACTCTTTTCAGTGGTTCAGCAGCATCAACTGGTTCTTTTGGTAATGTTCAAGCAGATACAATAGTGGTAGATAGTGGTGCTAATCCGTCCATAGATATTAGAAATCATGGTAGACTTAGAATCATGAGAACTACTACTGCTCATAATTATTTTCAAATGTATGCTGATTCAAATGGTTTTAATTATCTTGAATTTTATGGTGGTGCTTTTAGAATTGCACCAGCTGGTGGAACTAAAGCAATTATTCATACTAATGGACATATTGGGATTAATACCACAACTGATGCTGGGTATCGGTTAGATGTAAACGGAACTGGTAGATTTTCTGATACATTAGAAGCCACACATTTTAGTGGTTCACAGTTTACAGGTATATTCAATGGTGCTCTATCAGGTTCAGCACAAATTGCTTCAAACATCAGTGGTGCTTTTGCCGTAGCAAGTGCAAGTTTTGCCAGTAATATAACTAATTTACAAGCCGATAGTGGTTCATTTTCAACTCGTGTAACAAACCTTAAATCAGACAGTGGTAGTTTTTCAACAAGGGTAACAGATTTAAAAACAGATTCAGGTTCTTTTTCAACTCGTGTCACTAATCTAAAAACAGATTCAGGTTCTTTTTCAACTCGTGTCACTAATCTAAAAACAGATTCAGGTTCTTTTTCAACTCGTGTCACTAATCTAAAAACAGACAGTGGTAGTTTCTCCACAAGGGTAACAAAAAACGAAGGAACTGGTAGTAAGATACTCAATGGTGAGTTAGAGTTTACAAATATTACAGGTAGTGGACACATCAGTATGTCATTATCATCTACTGGTTCTTTTGGTAGGGTTTCGGTAACAACTCTCGGTGGTCATAGTCCAATTGTAATTGATGCGAATACAACTTTCATTCATTCTATAACTTCAAGTGCTCATGTCAGTAGTTCAATGACCTCTACTGCTTCATTTGGTAGAGTAAATGTTGTTGCTTTGGGTGGTCATCAATCACTAACCATAGATCCAATAACAACTTTCACAAATGTTATTACTGCTAGTTCTGCTGTTCAATTAGATGGCAAGGTTTTTATTCAAACTGGTTCAATTGAAGGTGATCTTCATGTAAGAACTAATGAAAACCTAATGAGAATTGGTAAATCTACAAGTGGTTTGATCGTTAGTGGTTCAGAAGAGGTATCTAGATTTGCTACAGGATCAGATGGAAGTATAATTGACTTAGGATTTACTGCCGTTGATGAAGATGGAAATGTTGTCCTTGCTGGTGATGGTGATGGTATACATATTGATAGCAACAACTATTGGTATAATAACAAATATTATAAAATAGGTGATGGTGTTGACAAGTTTTTAACTTTTGATAATTTAGACTTAAAATATAAAGGTCAGGTATTTGCTTCAACTGGTTCTTTTGATGGTGAAATGTTTATCAACAGTCCAACTGGTAGTATGTTCATTGGTAAGTTTACAGGTGGTATACCAAGCAGTGGTTCTGATAATGTATCAAGATTTGCTACAGGTTCCGATGGTAGTATAATTGATTTAGGTTTTACCACAACAAATGAAGAGGGTGAAACTGTTTTTCTAACTACTGGTGATGGTATTGTTGTTGATTCAAATAACTATTGGTACACAACTGGTCATTTCAAAGTTGGAAATGGTGAAAAACAAATTGAATGGAATACAACTGATTTAAATGTAAGTGCTTCTACTGTAGATGTAACAACTCTAAAAGCCAGTGATGTAAATTTTGCTGGATTACCAACAAGTGATCCATTAGTAACAGGTTCTCTATGGATATCAGGTAGTTCATCTAGTGGAAGTTACAAATCAGGTTTTGTAATGATATCAGGTATACATGGATAATATGATTGATAGAAACAAAAATAATCTTATATTTATAACTGATAAGGTTTATTTGATCACCAGCAAAATAGGCACGAATTAGAATGGCAAAACATGATATAGTAGTATTAAACACAACCTCAAGTGGTTTCGAGACTGATCTAGGTAATAATGTTGCAAGAATAAAAGGAACTGCTGATGATTTATTTTCAGTAAGAAATTCGTCAGAAGTAAATAAATTTGCTGTAAGCTCTGTTGAAAATTCAATGATCATCGGTGGTGATCTCACCCTAACGGGTAATCTATCAAGTTCACTAAACTCCACTGCTTCTTTTGGTAAAATTGTCGCGACAAAGTTTGTTGGTGATGCGACTCAAATGACCAATACAAATCAAACTGGTCATGTATCAAGTTCTAAACAATTACAAGCTCGTATATCAGGTGCTTTTACTGCAGGATTTGAAGTTACTGGTGATATATCAGGTTCAGTAACTTCAACTGGTTCGTTTACAAAAGTGGTTGCTAATACATATGTGGGATCTGGTGCTCAATTATTTGATCCACCAGCAACTCCTGGTCAACTAAGTGGTTCAGGTCAAATTGCTACACAAGTCAGTGGTGCTTTTACAAGTGGATTTACTCCAACAAAAACGGCTGTAATAAGTGGTTCTGGTACTTCAACAGGTTCTTTTGGTGCATTTGTTATGGGACCTACTGTTGGATTACAACAAACTGTCTCTGATACATCAGAATTAACTGGTTTACCAAGTTTTGCTGGTTTTATTTCTTCATCGGCTCAACTTGCTTCCTCTATAAGTGGAAGTTTTACAAGTGGATTTGGTTATGCAGGAACAATAAGTGGATCAGCTACCTCAACAGCATCTTTTGGTAGGGTAGATAATATAAATTCTATCACTGGTGATGCTTCACAGGTAAGTGGATTACCAATCCCAACTAATTCTGTAAGTGGTTCTGCTCAACTTGCATCTAACATAAGTGGAAGTTTTAACAAAGGATTTGAATTTGATAATTCCATCAGTGGTTCAGCAACATCAACGGGTTCTTTCAATAGATTGAACTTTAATTCTTTGAGTGTTACCGATGTAAGTGGTGTAACTGGTCACGAAGCCGGTCATGCTTCGGGTTCAAGTGTAATTGCTTCTCAAATAAGTGCTAGTTTTCAAGGAGGATTTGGTTTCAGTGGAACAATCAGTGCTTCTTCTGATTCTACCCTCAGAGTACAGTCACTTAATTTAGGTGGAACTTTTACTTTTGAATCAACTAATTTAATTAAAAATTGGGATAGTTCTTATGTTAGAGTTGATAGTTTTGGAACTAACTTAGGTGCTGCTATCAGTGGAGCTTTTCAATCAGGATTTGGATTTACTGGAACAATTAGTGGTTCTGCTACTTCAACAGGATCTTTCAATAAAATAAAATCTCAGAGATTATTTGTAAAGGAAATGGTTGGTAAGAGAAAACCAATCAGTGGTTCTATGGATCACGTTAGTTATGCAAGTGCTTCATATAAATCAAATTCTCATGGAAGGATAACTATACCAACATTTGGTAGAGGACATGCGATAAGCACCCAACAATTTACTGCTACAAGTTCTATGCAAGACCAAAAATACAGAGATAGAGCTGGGCAGTTATTCGTAGATAATTTCGGTAGATTGAATATGACCGTTCAAACTGGTTCAACGGTTCCCGTTGCTGGAACTTGGACAGAAGGTCCAACTCCACCCTCTCAACTTGGAGGTACATATCAAGCTGCTGGTACTAGAGATGCTTTTATAATTGGTGGTGGTAATAATTCAACAAGTAGTATGGTATTTGATGGAATATCTTATTCCGATACAAAATCTAATACTGCTAAACACGGAAACAGTACTGGTAATGTAAATCAAGGTGCTGGAACAGTTGATTCTGCGGTATTTATCTTTGATACTGCGGGTGGTAATGGTGTAGGTGCTCCAGGTTTTTCTAATGTACCAGGTCATACTGATTGGCATGAAGAATGGGATGGTGTATCTTGGTCAAGATGTACTGTTGCCATACCTAATTCGGGCAGAAATAAAGGAGCTTCAAAGGGATCAGCAAATGCTCATCTTCTTTGGGGTGGAACTGATTCTCCAGGACATCATACTATGTGTTGGAATGGTGCGACATGGCAAAGTGTTGCTCCAGCGATGACTACTACAAGGGGTTATACATCTGGTTTTGGTCCTTCAAACTCCGCTGTTGCTGCTGGCGGAGCTGGAAACACTAGTGGTACTTGTACAGAAGAATGGAATGGAGTAAGTTGGTCTACTAGTAATGCACTACCAGAAATTCACCAAAATGGTGGTGGTATGGGAAATAGTCAAAATGCTGGTTTAGTAATGGGTAACACTTTTCCAACTTATCATGATGCAAAGAGAGCACATTCATATAATGGTACATCTTGGTCTGAGGAAGTTGATTTACCCATTCAACATCAAAGACCTGCAACTGGTGGAACTGCTGCCAGAGGTTTTGGAGCAGTAAGTTCAGGTGATCCTTGGGGTAGAACAACATTTTGGACAGGTGCATTTGTAACAGGATCAGTAGAAACTTATAACAATTTTTCACAGAATCCAACAGGTAAATATTTATTAACAAAGAAATTACAGGCAAATTATTCACCTGGAACTTCTGGTGGAGTAACCAGTGATTCATCCGATGGTTATGGTGGTGGATATTAAGGATAGGGTATGGCAACAAGAGATATATTAGTACTGAATACAACTGCCAGTAGGGCTGAAACTCAACAAGGTTCTGATACTGTTGTTATCAGAGGAAATAGTGGAGAAGCTTTATCTGTAGAAAATTCAAGTGGTACTTCTATTCTATCAGTAAATACCGTAAGTTCATCAGTAGATGTTGCTGGTAAGATAACTGCTACCACTAATGTTAGTTCTAGTATAACTTCAACAGGTTCTTTTGGTAGGGTAGAAGCTACGACATTAGTCGGTGATGCTTTCAATCTTACTAATACAGCAATAGATGGAACAATCAGTAGCTCTGGTCAGATTGCCAATCAAATAAGTGGTGCTTTCAGACAAGGTTTTGAATTTGAAGGAACTATTGGTTCAGTTGCTGGTCATACCACAACAGCATCATTTGATCGAATAGTAGCCACAGTCTTTTCTGGTTCAGCTGCCAATCTTACCAATGTTGCTTTAGAAGGAACATTATCTAGTTCAGCTCAAATTGCTTCACAGATCAGTGGTGCTTTCACACGTGGTTTTGAATTTACAGGAACGATTAGTGGATCAGCAACTTCTACTGGCTCCTTTGGTCAAATATTTGCTAAAAAGGCAGTAGGTGATGTATCAGCGATGACGAATTTAATTCCTACAAATACTGTATCGGGTTCTGCTCAACTTGCTACTAAAATCAGTGGAGCTTTCGATGCTGGATTTGAATACGAAGGAACGATAAGTGGTTCAGTTACTTCAACTGGTTCATTTTCTAATATACAAGCAACAACAGTAGTGGGTGATGTGAGTGCTATGACAGGATTGATTCCATCAGGAATAATCAGTAGTTCTGCTCAGATTGCTTCAAGAGTCAGTGGTTCGTTCAATAAAGGGTTTGAATTTGATGGGACTATAAGCAACACTCCTCTTACCTTTACTGCCGGTGGTGCTATGATTAATGTAGGTCCTCCAGCTGCAGTTTACGTCTACCATCGTGGAGGTGCTGGAAATAAAAATGCTGGACTATATTTTGGTGGTATGAGGAATCCAGGATCTGCTGGACAGATTACAGCTACTACAGAAGAATACAATGGTACAAGTTTTTCAGAAGTAAATGATATGAACAATGATGGATCTGGAGGTGGTGCAGGAACATCAGAAGCTGCTTTAATGACTGGTGGGCATGGTAGAGCCTGTGACACGGAAGAATATAATGGAACTAATTGGTCACAAGTCAATGACATGAATATTGATACTTGGTGTTATGCACCAATAACATTTGGAGCATCTTCCGAAGCTGTGGTTGCTGCCAGTGGTGGTGATTCACCATATACCCAAACTGAAACATGGAATGGAACAAATTGGTCAACAGCAAATCAAATGATAAACGATGCAAGATTTTGGATTGGTGGTACTGGTACTTCAAATGCTGGTATAACTGTTGGTGGGGTATGTAGCCCATCTCCACAGAACACTAAAACTGAACTTTGGAATGGAACTAATTGGTCAGCAGGTCCAAATACCACAATTGATAATATGAAATTAACTGGTCTCGTAGGTAGTCAAAATGACGCTTTAACAGGTGGTCATCTTCAAAGATCAAATTTTGATGGTAATCTTTTTAGTAATTACCCTAATGCTAGTGGTAGGTGTTCTATTCGTTATGACGGTACATCTTGGTCAGCCGCTGGTGATCTTGGAATGGGGTGCTCGGATATGAACATGATGGCTTTGACTGGTATTGGTCAGAGTGTAGATGTTGGAATGTTTGGTGGTGGTTTGTCTCCACATTCACCTCATTATCATAATAATACATTTGAAGTTACTGATGCTTCAATAATCACAGGTTCATTTGGAAGAGTAGAGGTAACATCAATATCAGGCGATGGTTCTAATCTTACCAACTCAGCATTAGCTGGAACAATCAGTAGTTCAGGTCAGATTGCTTCTCAAATAAGTGGAGCTTTTACAAGTGGATTTACCGTTAGTGGTGACATTACAACAAAAGATGTTGTATTTTCATCAGGTGGAGACTTAAATTGTACTGCGGATGATAATATGACAACTTATCGTGGAGCTGCTGGTAATAAAAATGCTGGTTTGATATATGGTGGTTACAAATTTGGTTATGGTCCAGCATTTCGTGAACAAGGTTGCACAGAAGAATATGATGGAACTACTTGGACAGAAAAAAATGACATGATTGATTCAGGAGGTACTTCTGGTGGTGGAACAACTGAGGCTGCTATTGCTACTGGAGGAGTAAATAGATGTGGTTGTACCGAATATTGGAATGGAACAAATTGGTCAGAGGTAAATGACCAAATTCTTAACAACCTAAATACTTCTACTTTCAAAACATTATCAATTGGACAATCTTCTGATGCTATTGTAATAACTGGTTTTGATTATCAATCTCCATATGGTCATACCGAAGAATGGAATGGAACAAATTGGGCAACAGCAAATCGAGCAAATCATAGTGTAAAATTATGGCACGGTGGAGCTGGTACTGCGAATGCTGGTTTGACTGCAGGTGGTCCTTATGGTTCTAATGTCGTATCTTGTACTGAAGAGTGGAATGGAACAAATTGGACAGAAGGTCCTAGTGCTCTTATAAGTAATATGAAAGCTGTTTCCATGGCTGGTAGTCAAAATGATACATTATTGGCTGGTTTTGTTCAAACTTCAACTTTTCAACCTAATAATCTTCTCAATAATCCAAATACAAATTCAGCAGATACTATTTGTTGGAATGGTATAAGTTGGGCAACATCTGCAACTCTTGGTGTTAGAAGATTTGGTATGTCTGCTGCTGGTCAGAATAGTAATGTTGCGTTCTTTGCCAGTGGTTTAGAAAATGCTTCACCTTATAAAGCTGAATGTACTATAGAGGTTGAAACATTTGTTGCCACTGCTTCATTCTCCCATATAGAAGCTTTACGAATTACGGGTAGTGTAGATCAAATGACGAATATAAATCCACCAGAAGGTGCGATATCAGGTGCTGCTCAAATTGCTTCTTATGTAAGTGGAAGTTTCAACAAAGGATTTGAGTTCAGTGGTGAGCTAAGATCACTAGGAGCTTGGAGTCAAGGTGCAGATTTTACTGGATGTTATTCTTCTACCTATGGTAAACGTGGATACAGTGCTATTGGTACACGAGATGCTGCTATTGTAGCTGGTGCTTATGGTGTTTATGAAGGTTGGGTTAGTGAAACTTATGCTTACAATGGAATTGCTTGGAGTGATACTGGTCATCATCTGATACAAGGAGGTTCACATAGTGCACATGGAACTGCAAATGCTGGTTTAGCCATAGGTCGTTTTTCTCGTGCTCCAGGTACAGGTTATTTTTATACCTGTACAGAAGAATATAATGGAAGTGCTTGGTCAGAAACTACAGATTTACCATATAAATTAAAGAATTTAAATAATCAAAGTGCTGGAACACAAAATGCTGCCCTAACTGCTGGTGGTAATTGTGATGCAGGTAATGATCTTGATGCTATAAAACGACATGCCTTAGCTTGGGATGGTTTGAGTTACTCTCATGTTGGTACTTTAGCAGAAGCAAGAGACTCAGCCGCACTTGTTGGTACTATGAATGCAGCTCTTGCTCAAGGTGGTGGATCAGATTCTAGCACTAATGATATGGCTTCGGATTCAACTTGTACAGAAGAGTGGAACGGTAGTGCTTGGTCAACTGCTGCTGCTTCTAATTTTCCAACTGGTTGTGGTGTTATGGCTTCTGGAAAATCTTCAAATGATTCGATGCATGTCTATGATGCCACTAACGCTTCTCAAAAATCTGATGTTTATAATGGCACAACTTGGAATTTAGGTCCAAATATGATTGGAGAAAATACGATTCAAGATTATGGAGCGGCTGGAACAACTGCTAAAAGTTTCTTTATGGCTCGTATTAGTTCTGCTGTAGAACATTTTGATGAATATACGGTCACTTCTTCCATCGGTAGGGTGGATGCTAATGAACTTTCACTAGAATCCGATACAGATTTAACAGTAAATGAATCTTTACAGATACCTTTGTATGCTGGTAATCCAGAAGTAACAAGTTCTGCTGGTGAGGTTTGGTATAATACTGCGGAAGAAAAACTTTATTTTACATATGATATCAATAGTTGGTCTGAAATTACTGATATGATACAAGGTAAAACTGCTACAAACATAGTAGGTCATGCAGGAGAGATTTTATCAGTAGGTGGGCAAATTAATAACACTAATCCATATCAAAGTCAGTGTACAGAATTATGGAATGGAACGACTTGGACAGAAGTAAACGACACGATTGAAGCTCAAAGTGGTGGTGGTATGGCAGGAAATGCATGTGCTGGTATATTAATGTCTACAGGATATGGACAGGCAACCGAAGGAAACGAACTTTGGAATGGTACAAATTGGTCAGCAGGACCTGATGGGGGAATACATGCAAATGGTGGTGTTGGAACTACTGGTACTGCAAATGCTTCATTACATGCGGGTGGTACAGGTGGTTCTGGTCAGTCACTTAGTGGTGTAGTAGAATGGAACGGTACTTCTTTTTATACTGGTGGATCTATGCCAACTGCTAGAGGGCGTGCTGGTCATGCTGGAACTCAAAATGCCACATATGTATTTGGTGGTGGTACATGGGCAGGTCCACCTGCAGCTGTAGTCACATCCGCTACAACTGAAAAATATAATGGTACCAGTTGGGCTACAGATGTTAATTTACCGATTGTTGTTAGAGACCTTGGTGGAAGTGGTACATCAAATGCTTCTTTAGCATCTGGTGGAGGCAATCCAGGAGCTATCAATACTACTATGGAGTATAATGGATCAGCCTGGACTACAACAAATAATCTAAATACAGCACGATCTTCACTTGCCGGTGATGGTTCTCAATCATCTACACTTGTTGCTGGTGGTTCTGATAAATGTGCTGATAGTGAAACATACACCACAACAGGAATCGGATGTCATTGTATTGGTGGTGTGTAAAGATTATGAATCAAATATTTATATTTAAACATGGAGTTACCAAATGGGTGTAAGAGACGCCTTATTACTAAATCAAACAGGTAGTAATTTTCAAGCATTACAAACCGATGACACTGCTCGTCTAAAAGGTGATCTATCCTTACAAAAAGACGATGGTACAGAAGTCTTAGGTATTGATGTAAGCACTGCTACACTAAATCTCAGTGGTGGAATAACAGGCAGTGGGAACATCAGTTCATCACTATCATCAACTGGCTCGTTTGGACGAGTTGTGGCTACGACATTTCATGGAGATGGAAGTGCTCTTAAAGATGATTTACCAAGAAGTGTAGGGATTGTAACACAATCTGCTCAGTTAGCTGCTCAAATCAGTGGTGCGTTTACAGAAGGTTTTTTCTTTTCTTCATCAATATCAGGTGGAATGGGTGTAACAGGATCTTTTGGTAAAGTTGAAGCTTCATTTTTCTTTGGAGATGGTAGTGGTGTAGCACAAACAATCCCAAGACAAGGATTGATAACAAGTTCTGGTCAATTAGCAGATGACATCAGTGGTTCGTTTAATAAAGGATTTGAGTTCAGTGGAGCAATAACAGCTGGTGATGCTGTATGGGCTGCTGGTGGTTGTCTTATTCAACATAGATTGGATTTAGGTGCCAGAGGTACTGTGAATTCGGCATTAGTTGCTGGTGGGCTAAAATGTAATTATCCAGGAACAACAGCATTTAGTTGTACAGAAGAATGGAATGGAACTACCTTTTCAGAAGTAAACGATATGATAGATGCTAGAACGGGTGATGTTGGTGGAACAGTAAACGATGCTTACTTTGGGGGTGGTAATGCAAGTATTAATACTGAACAATGGAATGGAACAAATTGGTCAGAAGCTCATAGTATGCCCACATCTACTGCTAATCAACATATGGGTGGTAATACACCATCTGAATTATACTTTATTATGACAAATCCTGCTCCTGGTAATGGATTTTCTGATTATAATACTGTCGCTGGTACTGTATCAAATTGTACCGCAATACCTTACACTTCTGGTTGGTATCAAGGTTTTCAATCACACCACGGAGATATGTCTGCTGGAATTGTATCAGCTGGTTGGGGTACATCAGCAGCTCCTTTAACTAACACTGCTACTGTGGTATGGAATGGAACTGCTTGGTCAGATTGTGGTGATATTCTTCTTCCAGCTTCAGGTAGAGCTGGATGGAGAAATGCTAGACAAGCCGGTTCGGTAAATGCAGGTGTTTTTACAGGTGGTGAATCAGGTCCTCCAGGTGGTCCTTCTTGGGCTAATCAGTGTGTTGATAATGCTCATCAAGGATGGGATGGAACGACATGGTCAACTAAAGCTCAATTATCTCAACCTGTGCATAGACACGCTGCAACTGGTACATCTAATGCTACTTTTATCGTAGGTGGTATCGCCGGTCATCCTGGTCCTCCTTATAGTCATATGCGGTCTGGTTCTTTTCTCTACGAAGAGGATATGACACTAGGATCATTTGGTAGATTAGAATTTATCAGTGCTTCGGGTGATGCTACAGGATTACAATCATCAATTCAATATGAAACAAATCCAGCATTCAATGTATTGACTGGATCAAGTCAGATTGCTTCAAGAATCAGTGGCTCGTTCAACAAAGGATTTGAATTTGTTGGTCAGATAAAAGCTGCTTTAGGTGGTGTTTTTGCTTCATCAACTGATTTTCCTGATCATTGGGTTGGTGCAGGAGGTGGTTCAATGTTAGCAGGAACTGCTATAGTAGCTGGTGGTGCTTATGGAGCTGCTTGGCCTCCACAAGCCACTGATAATACTGCTTTGTATGATGGAAGTAGTTGGTCAGAAGTAAATAATTTAACCAGTGGAACAAGGTCTGCTAATACTATTGCGCTTGCTGGTGATGCATCAGCAGGAATTTTCTTTGGTCATTGTGCTGGTCCTTCTCCTACAGAAGAATGGAATGGAACTAATTGGACAGAAGTAGCTGATATTCCAGACTCAACAGCAACTGGTGCTGCTGGTGGTGGAGAGTCATCTGAGTCTGCGATTTGGGTTGGATATTTTCCAGGAACAACTAGAGGAAATAAATGGGATGGAACTTCTTGGAGTGAAATAAATAATACGAATATTTGTAGATACGATGCTGGTGGTACTGGAACAAGAGATAATTTTATGATAGCCGGTGGTGTTAATCCATTTTGTGATACGCGTACATGTACAGAAATTTATAATGGTACAAATTGGTCAGAAACCGGTGCTATGATTATTGGTACATATGAATGGTATAGTATGGGGCAGACAAATGATGCTATTTTTGCTGGTGGAAGAAATATAGAAATTGGTGGTAATAATTCCATAAATTGTTCACAAACTTTTGATGGATCGGCTTGGGCTATGGGTCCTAACATTGTTACCCAAAGATTTGCAGATTCTGGTGGTAGTAAATATAGTGGTCCTGCTGCTGCTGGTGCTACTAATCAAGCTTGGTTCGGTGGTGGTAATCGAAATAGTGTTCCTTACAATAGTGCCGATACTGAAGTATTTCCTGGTTTTGTAATATCAGGTTCATTTGGTAGAATAGATGCTAATACATTTCATGGTGATGGTTCTAATTTATCTAATCTTCCTTTTCCAACAGGATTAGTTACTGGTTCAGCACAAATTGCTTCACGAATCAGTGGAAGTTTTACAAGTGGATTTACCTTTAGTGGTGAAATCAGTGGTTCAGTAACATCAACTGGATCATTTGGAAGAATTGAAGCTGATTTCCTACATGGTGATGGAAGTAGTATAAAAGATTCATTACCAAGAAGCACAGGTATCGTCAGTGGAGCTGCTCAAATAGCTGCTGATATCAGTGGAAGTTTTACCAGTGGTTTTGGGTACGAAGGAACGATAAAAACTAAACCATCTGGTTGGGACTCATGGGCAACTCATCAATCAATGATTACAGGTAGAGCTGCTTTAGGTGGAAAGGGAAATAGAAATGCTGCAATTGCTGTTGCGGGCACTACCAATTACGCTGCTCCACATAGTGAAGCAGGTCTGATGGGAAGTTATTACTATAGTGGTGTAGGAGTTAGCTGCACAGAGGAATGGAATGGAACCAGTTGGACAGAAGTAAATGACATGATCGATTCTGGTCCTACAGGCTATGGTGGGACAACCGAAGCTGGATATGCTATGGGTAGATTACATCCACTTTCTAATCAAACAGAAGAATGGAATGGAACGAATTGGTCGGAAGGTCCAAATGTAAATGCGGGATCTGCTGGTAGACGATCAGATGCCGGTGGGTGCTCTCCAAGTCAAATTTATTTAATCGGTGGTTACGGTTCAAATGGTCAAGACTACTTTACAACATTTGATGGTTCAAGTTTTACTGCTGAACCTGGTATGACAAGTGTTTACCAATATGGAAGAAACGGTCATTCTGGTAATGCTTCTTCTGCTCTTGCTTGGAGTTCTTCTTGTAGAAAAGGAAATGGTGATTGTACAAATCTATGGGATGGTACGAGTTGGACAGAGGTAGCTGCCTTACCAAAAATTATAGATAGAGGAACAGGAGCTGGAACTGTAAATGATAGTTATGCCTATGGTGGTAGATGTGCTACTGAGGGAGGACCAACTTATAACTTGGATAAGATAGATACTTTTCTTTTTTGGGATGGTACTGCTTGGTCTGAAAGAGACGACTATGTACCTACACCAACTGCATCACCTGCTGGATATCCTAGATATGGAGCAGGTCATCATGAAGCAATTGGAGTCGGTGCTGGTTCATCTGATATTTTTGTATTCGGTGGAAGGGAGTACGTAGTTGGAAATGACCATTTGGCAGTCTCAGCTTCACTTATGTATAATGTCTTTGCCACATCTGCTTCATTTCATAATATAGAGGTGACATCTCTAACTGGTGATGGTTCACAATTCTCTGCTAGTTTACAAAGTCAATTATTAACATCTGTTACACAGATTTCAAATTCCATCAGTGGAAGTTTTACAAGTGGTTTTGATCTCCAAGGTGCTGTCAGTTCTTCATTTGGTTTATATGGTGATGCATGGTCTGTTGGGGGTGCGGTGATTGATCGTGCTAGAGCTGTTACGGGTTGGGGAACTGTCGATGCTGCTATAAAAGCTGGTGGAACTGATGTAAACACTTCAGTGCTTACTGCTAATGAAGAATGGAATGGGGCACTATGGTCTGAAATAGCTGATATGCCAACAAAAAGAAAACGTGGTGCTGGTAGTGGTACAGTAAATGCAGGATTATATGCTGGTGGTACTGATGGTGGTTTTGGTGGATATACCGAAGCTTCTGAAGTTTATATTTGGAATGGTTTGACTTGGACAGAAACTCTAGATTTACCAAATCTAGGTGATAATCACACTGGACATGGATTCACACAAGATTCTGCTCTTGTAACACACGGTGCTCCTCAATATGCCAGCAATAATGCTGATGAGTGGGATGGAACAACATGGACAGAAAAAACAGCAAATATCACATCTAGAGGAAATGGACAAGGTGGTGGTGGAACTAATGCTGCTCATATTGTAGGTGGGTATAAGTCATCTCCATATGGTCAAGCTACTACTGAAACAGAGTGTTGGAATGGAAGTGCTTGGTCACAAGAAGCTAATACAAATATTTGTCACTATCTTGGATTCTATGCTGGAATAACAAATGATGCTCATGTTGGTTTGAATTGGGGACCTCCTAATATTACTAATAGATCAACAGAGATATATAACGGACTTTCATGGGCTACAACTGCTCCAACTATATATTCATGTGGAGATGGTGCTGCAAGTGGTAGAACAGGTGTGGGAACTAGTCAAGGTGGAACACATAAATTTGGTGGTGGTTGGGTTTATGGTTCAGGACCTTCAGAAATATTTAATTCAAGTCCCTCAACAGGTTCATTTGGACAACTAAGAGGAACTGTTGGTGGAGAAATCAAAACCGATATGTTCAATATCACAAGTTCAACTTTTAAACTACCATTGTTCAGTGATGCTGATTTGAATTATAATTCATTAGAACCAGAAGAGTCAACGGGATCAATCAGTGGTTCAGTTGTCAGAGCTGGTGATGTCAATGTATTGAACAAACCAGGTAACTTTTTCTTTCACAGTGATTACAACGCTCTTGGATTTACTTATCTTAGTGCATCTGTATACAGTCAATCAATAGATTTTGTAAGATGTGGTTATGCATCTGGTAGTTTTTACACAGCAAGTTCAGCATTTGTCACACAATCACATTACTGTTATCATAATGTAATTCAATATATAACAGGATCATATACTTAATAGGAGTTAGAAATGCCAAAATACTATCAAACTGAAAACACAGGTAAAGGATTTATCACACATGAGGATAATGAACTTTCTCACATCAGTGGTTATCCAGGCAATATTTGGGTGACTGAAAACACTGCTTGGGCTGCCAAACATAATTTAGTTGAGATGACTAAAATGACTGCTCAAACTATAGTCAACACGGCAATCAGTGGTTCAGTGGACGATGAAGGAAATCAAATCGTAATAAATTTACCATAGGTTTTCCCATCTAAGTATATATTTATATATACAAAGTCTATACATGGAGAAATAAGTTATGAGTGAAGAACGAAAAGATTTGACGATCACTGATGATCTCAAACCTGTTTTAGAGATGTTAAAACCAAGTGATGCTAGTGCCGTAGTAGAACTACGTGAAGAATTAGCAGACAACTGGCAAAAGAAACAAATATTCCGAACTGAAACAGAGATGAGAATATCGGTTTTAAATGATGCTAAACACCCAACCAATGCTTCAAAATACTGGCAATCTGTAAGAGAACAAGGTGCTATGTTTGATGCCCTCTTGGGATTGACCTTTGATTTGAGAAGAAACAAACTTGCCAGACGAAAGTTAGAACAAGAACAGAAAGAAGCTCTTGCCAAAGGTGATGAATTTAAAGCAGAAGAATTACAAATTGATTTAGATGAAAATCTATATGGTAGAGCTAATATGGAGAAAACTGCTCGTGATCGTGTAAGAGAATTAAAACTATGGTCTCAAATCAAAAAAGAACTTGATGATGGTTCATTTGACACAACATATGTAAATACACATCAAGCTGAATCCTACAGACATAACCTACAGAATCGTGTAAATTCTTTAGGTCCTAATTCACAACCAGCAGAAGTTGTTAATGCTGCAGGTCCTCTTGAAACCTTGAAGAGATTGAAAACCGAAGATGGAAAGTTAAGACAATTCGATGGTAAGGTCTCTGATGGTATGTTGGGGGCACCTGAACATGTAAAACTTGCTGCTAAAAAACAGGATCCTTTACTAAAAGACGCTACAATAGAATAGGTTAGAAATGACAGATTTTATCTATAGGAAAGAAAGAGCTCTTTCTCCTAGTTTTTGCCGATCTCTAATCGAACTATTTGAAATAGATAAAGAACGACAACACCGTGGTGTGATTCGTAAGGAAGGTGAGGTCATACCAGCAGATGAACACAAAATATCAACTGATATTAGTTTTATTCCAAATGATATAGAAGATGAACGTTGGGGAAAACCTTTACAGAAAATAATAAATACTGTAGAGGTGGCTAGACAAGATTGGATTTCTCAATACTACATGGGTTTAGATCATGTTGATCCATTTGAAATTAATTTTACATTTAATATGCAAAGATTCCTACCTGGTGAGGGTTATCATAAGTTTCACAATGAAAGAGCCAGTTTTGATACCAGTGATAGAGTAGGTGTTTGGATGATTTACCTCAATGATGTTACTGATCGAGGTTGGACAGAGTTTTTTTATCAACAACATTATGAAATACCGAAAGCTGGAAAGATTGTATGTTGGCCATCTGATTGGACACATACACATCGTGGTATAATATCTGCTACAGAAGTAAAATATATTATAACTGGTTGGTTTACATTTGTTGATCCTAAGAGAACAGAGAGAGAAAATGAGAAAAGTTGATTTAGTAGATTCAGGAACCAGACCTTGTGACTTCAGTAATTTTTATTATTATCCTAAATATTTCAACGATGAAAAGATTGAAGCCATTCATGAGATGGTTCGTAGAGGTGGGTATAAATTTGAAAAAGGTGGAACTGGTTATGTTGAAAAAGAAGCGATAGATCACTACGGTACAAACAATAGAGATATTGCTTATGTGCCAGGTGATCCTAATTCTTGGTGGTTATATACTGAATTAGAAAAACTCACCATAGAAGCTAACAATGCGCTATTCCAATTTGACATTCAGTATGTAACTGATCCCTTACATTATGTGATATATCCTGAACCAAATAAACCTGGTAAAACAGGTGAGACTAGAGAACATGGTGGATTTTTAGACTGGCATATGGACATAGGACGAGGTGAGGTGAATAGGAGAAAACTTGCCCTTACTGTTCAACTAAGTGATCCCAAGGATTACGAAGGTGGGGTGTTTCAATGTTGGTTCGGTGGTAGTGGAAAATTTATAGACTTACCAAGACAAAAAGGGGATGTGTTGGTTATGCCAACATTTATAATGCACAATGTAAGTCCAATCACTAGGGGTGAGAGAAGAGCCTTGGTTTATTGGACAGGAGGAGAGCCGTTTAGATGAGCGATTTTGTACTACAAGAACCACAGCAAGAACAACCTAAAAAAAATAAACCACAATTAAATTTCATATCAAGAGAACATATGTTATTTCCTACACCATTTTGGCAAACAAAAGTTGAAGGTGTGGATAATGAACCGATAAAAGAATATTGCTATAGGTTACAACGTGAATCTAAGGGTGTGGTGATATCAAATCGTGGTGGGTTTCATAGTAATGAAATAATACATCCCATACCCGATGAGTTAAAAAACTTTTTCAGTCAAGTACAAGGTTGGGCAAACAACTATTGTGCTCAAATAACAGGTATAACAGATTTAGTCATGGGTAATTGGTGGGTAAATATAAATCCACCAGGTACATATAATAGACGACATGATCATCAAAAGTCAATACTTTCAGGTGTGTATTATGTGGATTGTGAGGGTGATAATATTGGAAGGCTTGTAGTAGAACGAGATGATAACATGGAGTTTTTTACCACAAGGTATCAGACGACTTCACCGATGTGTATGAATAATTTTAATATGTTACCCTACACAGGTTTTCTTCTTATGTTTCCAGCATGGGTGTATCACTCAGTTGAAATAAACAGAGAGAATAGGGATAGAATATCAATAGCATTTAATCTTGTAGATCCAAATCAAACATTTGAAGAATATGGAAAGACCTAAAGTACATTCAGTTTTCCCCACACCCGTTTATGTAGCAAATCTTGGACATGATTTAACACCAGAGATGTTGGATTATCTAAATGGTCAGGAGTTCAAAGAGCATAATCCTGGTTATGGGTGTATATCAAAGAATAGTTATATCATGGATGATCCGATTATGAAACCATTGGGTGATTGGGTGATAAAATGTATGAAAGATTTTGCGACTAATGTGATGAGATACAACTATAAAGACTTAGTATTTACTCAGAGTTGGTTAACTAAAAAATTACAAGGGACATCACATAAAGCTCACACACATCCAAATACTCTGATATCTTCTGTGTTTTACTTTGAGATAAAAAAGGGTGATCCACCATTGTGTTTTTCCAACAGAGTGTATAGCGCTAACCGACCTATATTTGAACCATCGTATCTTGATGATTACCAAGACCATCCTTTCTCTCAAGAGATGTTCTTTGTACACCCAAAACAAAATGATTTGGTAATCTTTCCCTCATGGTTCACTCATGGTGTTCCACCGAATCCCAATAAAGAATTTCGTAAATCTCTCGGCATCAACGCTCTTCCAAAGGGAATGATCGGTGACTTGGAATCAATAGCTGGATTGGAATATGAACGATACGCTTGAAGTAGCGGCTTTATTCGCCACACCATTATTAAGGATTGAGATACCACCTGAGTTATCAACTGCTTGTAATGTATTTGATAATACCGAAATGTGGACGGATAAAGAATCACGAATGGAATATGGTTTACACAGTAAAAACACTTATATAATGGATGAACCAGAGTGTGTGGATTTGAAAAAGTTTGTTTTGAACTTAGCAAAAGACTTTGCTCAAAATACTCTAATGTATGACTACGATGAATGGACTTTTTCACAAACATGGGTGACTTGGAAAGAACCAGGTCAACAACATGTTCCACACACCCATCCTAATTCTGTAATATCAGGTGTTTTCTTCTATGGTTATGGTGAGGAAGGAACACCGGCAATACAATTTCATAGGAATGATTTTCAAGGAAATGGTCAAACAATAATGTTAAAAGAAAGACCTGATAAAAGACCATCACCATTTGCTTGGAAGACATTTACTGTTCCATTTAAACCTGGTTTACTATTAATGTTTCCATCCTACTTTCGTCATTCTGTGCCAATGAATAAAACTCAATATACTAGAAAATCAGTATCAATGAACATTGTTCCAAAGGGTGAAATCGGTGATCCTCATTCTTTAACACAATTATTGTTTAATAAAGTCCTTTGATTTTACATAAAAAATAGTTATATTACACTATGAATAAATACGTAATTTGGCATGTACAAGGTGGATTAGGAAAGAATGTAGCTGCTACATCATTGATACCTGACTTGAAAGAAAAATACTCAGATAGAAAACTTGTGATGGTGGTGAGTTGGCCTGAAATATTTTTACAAAACAAAGGTATTGATAGATTATTACACTTAGGAAACACACCACATTTCTATGATGATTATATTCATAATAAAGATTCGATAGTTTTTAGACATGAAGCATATAATCAATCTGCTCATGTTCATAGATCACAACATTTGATTCACAATTGGTGTGATCTTATGGGATTAGAGTACAAAGAACAACAACCACAGATTATTATAAATTATGCTCAACAACAATTAGTAGGTCAATGGATTAGAGAAAAACCAACGATGGTATTACAAACCAATGGTGGTCCTTATCAAGGTCAGAAATATCCTTATAATTGGTGTAGGGATATTCCGATGGAGTTAGCACAGGCTATTGTAGAAAAATTCAAGTCACAGTATCATATCTTTCATATATGTAGAAAAGAATCACCACAGATAGCTGATGTGGAAAGAGTGGATATGCCATTAGAAAATCTACAATTATTCAGTATATTAGCAAAATCACAGAAAAGAGTTTTGAACGATAGTTGTTTACAACACGCAGCAGCTGCTTTCAAACTAAAATCAACTGTTCTTTGGGTTGGCACATCACCAAAAGTATTTGGGTATAGATTACATGATAACATTGAAGCAAAGAAAACCGATATTGCTAATCAGAGAATCAGTAGTTACTTGTTTGATTTTCAATTTGATAATAACCTACATGAATGTCCTTATTTATCGGCACAAGAAATGTTTGATTTTAATCAAGTATTAAATAGAATATAGTTAATATTTATATAATATATAGGAGTATTGTATGTTGACACAATTTGATGATATAATAGAAGTTGTATTACACCACGAGGGTGGATATGTTAATGACCCGAAAGATCCAGGTGGAGAAACTAATTTTGGCATAGCTAAAAGAAGTCATCCTGATGTAGATATCAAGAATCTTACGAAAGATGGTGCGAAAGAAATTTATAAAGAAGTATATTGGGATAAGAATAAAGTAGAAAGTTTACCTGAAGATTTACGACATATTTATTTTGATATGTGTGTAAATCAAGGTAAGGGTAGAGCCGTAAAGATTTTACAACAGGCTGCTAACGCCAAAGGTGCTGGATTGAAAGTAGATGGTGGGTTAGGTCCTAAAACTATAGGTGCGATGAAAGGTGTGGAGTTACAGAGAGTTAGAGCATACAGAGTAAAGTATTATGCTGATTTAGTAACACGTAAGCCAGACTTAGAAAAATTTTACTTTGGATGGTTTCGTAGAGCCCTTGAAGTATGAAACACAGAGACCTAGTTGATCAATTAACTGAGGCAATCAAGATAGATGTTGAAGTTGGTGATACCATACTTGCCGGTAGATTTAAAAACAAAAAAGTAAAGGTTAAATCTATTGGTAAGGATGAACACGGTATGCCTACTATCAATGGTAAGAAAGTTGTAAACTTTAGAATACCTAAGAAAGTTGATGAGATGACTTTTACCACTGGTGATGGTACAATCAAAGGTGCTCCAAAAGTATCCAAGGTAAAGAAGATGAAGAAGAAAGGTCATACTTCAGTTCCTTATGGCAGTGGTTATAAAAAAGTCAAAGAGGCTAGTTGTGCTAAAAAGACTAATATGGAAACGGCTGCTGAATATAGAAAGAGATGTGGTCCTAGACCATTGGGACAGATACCAAAAATAAACGAATCCGAAGTAAAGACAATACATAGTCTTCTTCAAAAATTTGGAAACTCTCCCAAAGACGCTACAAATATGATAAAGAAACATTACAAAAAGGTATCTAAAAAATTCAGAGGTCAGACTCCAAGAGACAAGACAATGGCTCTGATTGGATTATCTTTATTAGGTGAAAATAAAGCAGAATTATTTAAAATGTATACAAAGGCCATGAAAATGATGCCTGGTTCTCCTAAACAAAAAGAATTAATAAAGAAGATTACTGCTTTACGAAAAAAATTAAAGATGGATGAAGCACCAAGAAAACCTCGTAAGAAAGGACAACACAGACAATCATCAAGTCACTCAGATTTATACACTGATGAAAATCCAAAGGGGACGATACATGGGTTGAAGTTTGCTACAGTAAAGGATGCTACCAAATCAGTTAGTAAAATAAAATCAAGTGGTAAGTCACATGCTCATAAGATACAAGCTGCAGTTGCTATGGAACAGAGAGCCAGAGAAATGGGTAAGTCAGCACAAGCTGCTGTCTATAGAAAGTTCATCAATCAGATGAAGAAAAAGACAAAGGCAAAGAACGAAATAAAAGAACAGAAAGAAATCAAAAAGGTAATCGGTGTATATGGTGGTAGATTTCAACCATTTGGTCCTCATCATCTAAAAACATATCAGTGGTTAAAAACACAAGTAGATGAAGCTTACATCACTACTAGTAATATCAAAAAACCACCAAGACATCCAATGAATTTTAAAGAAAAAGTCAGGCATATGGTGAAGATGGGTGTTCCATCAAATCGTATTGTAGAAGAAAAAACACCTTATGTAGCAAAGAATTTATTAAGTAAATTCGGTAATGACGTAGCTGTTGTCTACATCTTTGGTAAAAAAGATGCTGGTAGATTAACAGGTGGTAAATATTTTCAAGATTATAAATCCAATAAAGATAACCTTAAAGGTCATGAAGAAAATGGATATATAATGACTGCTCCACATGTATCTATGAATATATCGGGTGTAGAGATATCGGGTACTGGTATAAGACAATTATTGGGTTCACCAGAATTTGAAAAGAATAGACAAAAACTTTTCAAAAAAACATTTGGATATTTTGATAAAGGTTTGTATAATATGATGACAAATAAATTTAAAAAATTGTTTGAAATGTACGAGTCTATACTTGAATCTGTAACTGGTGATGTGGAGTCTGTAGATGACGGTCCTCATGCCATAGCACCTGGTATAAATCGTTACATAGGTAGGGCACAAAAAGAGGCTAACAAACTTGGTTTTGATATTGTAAATTCATTAGTAAATGTTGATGCTTATAATTCACAAGATAAACTAAAATCTCATGCTAAAAAATATCCAAATGGTCCTGTAGATTCAGTTTCATATGGTCCTGCTGGTATTGGTGAGCCAAATTCAAATAGTGTTCAGAATCTTATTGGAACTAAATTATGGAATAAATGGTTAGATCACATTGATAGGATATTAGGTGATACAGAATTTGAATACACAAGTGATTTAATAAAATCAAGAAAGATTGCTGTAAAAGATAGTGGAGAAACTAAAAAACAACTAAAAGCAGAATTAGAAGAATCAGTACAGATGTTAGTATCTGATTTACCAAAGAGAGGAAAGGAGTTATTATTAATGGGAGGAGCATTTGGACATTTAAGCCATCCGTTTGAGGATAGGGACTTGAAGTTTAGTGATTTTAAAAAAATAATCACACAAGGTCTGAGTGGAAAACTTGATAGGGTTCAAGAAAAATTAGATGGTATGAATATAATGATATCATGGAAAGACAATAGATTAGTTAGTGCCAGAACTAAAAAACAACTTGCTAATGCTGGAGCAGATGCTCAAACAATACAGGCAATAAAGTCGAAGTTCAAGGGTAGAGGTGATATAGCAGATGCCTTTGGTAATGCTCTAGATGATTTAAATATAGCTATTCGTGGTTTAAGTGAAAAACAAAAACAAAAGGTTTTTGCTAACGGAAAGAAATTTGTAAATCTAGAAATATTATATCCAAAGGCGTCTATCACAGTTCCTTATGGTTTGAAGATGTTGGTTCTACATGGTTCGATAGAATATGATGAGGCTGGTAATGCTATTGGTTCAAGTCAAGAAGATGCCAGAATGTTAGGTGGGATGATACAACAAATCAACCAAGATATTCAAAATACTTATACTATCAAATCAAACCCAATACTAAAATTACCACAGGTAAAAGATTTTTCTGCTAAACAATCTAAGTTTTTAAATCGATTGAAAAAATTACAAAGTGAATATGGATTAAAAGACAGTGATAAGATAGTTGAGTATCATAGAAGATGGTGGTTAGATTTTATCAAAACAAAAGCTGATTCGTTGAAATATAAAATACCTAATAATATTCTAGATGGTTTAGCCAATAGATGGGGATTGAGAAACAAATCTGCCTTTACAATACCACAGATGAAAAAGATAGAGAATGAAAAGTTTAAGAATTGGGCTATGAAGTTTAATAGTGACAAGTATGAACGTCAGTTCGACATTAACATGCAAAAGTTTGAAAATCTCATATTAAACTTAGGTGCTGAGATATTACGAAGTATGAATGATCTATTGGTGGTTAGTCCCAATGAAGCTGCTCAAGAATTAAGAAAAAAACTATCTAAGGCAATCATCACTTTAAGTCAATCAAAAGACATTAAAAAACTCACTATATTCAAAAAGTTTTTAGAAAGATTAAATGCCATCGGTGGTATTAAAGGTATTGTACCAAGTGAGGGTATTGTGTTTACATACAATGATAAGTTATACAAACTAACTGGCACATTCACACCAATGCACAGAATATTAACTCTATTGGATTTCTAATGATTGGTTTGACTCAAATATTAGCCGAGGGTGGTAATGTCAAAGGTGTGAATTCATTTGTTGATAATAGGTTTTCTAAATCTACTGTTAAGTCAGTTATCAACAAAATAAAATTCAAACCTAAGTATAGTATGGTTGGTAGTGTGGATAAGAAGATATCAGGTGATGTTGACCTTGCTGTTGATTGGAAAGATGCTCTAAAGTTTTTCAAAACAGACAGAGCTGGTTTTTGGGATGCTGTAGATAAATACTTGAAAACAAAACCGGTTGATTATGAAATAATGAAAGGATTAGGTCAGTTCAGTGTGGTGGCGCCGATGGTTGATGATAGTGGAAAAGTTCAAAAAGTTGTTAAGGATAGAAAAGGAACTTTAGGTAGTGGTGATGCTAAAATACAGATAGATTTTATGATAGGTAATTCTAATTGGATGGAGAAGTCATTTAAACCTGATGAAAACAGTAAGTATAAATTAGTGTATAAGAATGTATTTCTTGCTGATATTCTAAGTCAAATCTCATTTGATACTGATAAACCTGGAGTAAAGAAAAAATTTCAAGTTAATTGGAGAGAGGGATTACAAATAGTAAACTTCACCACGACTAAATCTGGTAAAAGAAAAAAACTAAAAGTAAAAACTGTAACGGGTAATTTAGATAAATTCTATCAATTTTTATTTGGTAAGGGTGCTTCTGCTAGTAAGATAAAATCATTTGAAGAAGTATATAGGTTATTTAAAAGTAGTAAGTTTAGATTTCCAAAGAAAAGAAAAGCGATTGTAAATCAATATAAAAAAACTATAAAACGTATGAAGTTAGATTTACCAAAGGAAGTGAGATGATTAAATTAAAAGAATTATTAGGTGAAAGTGCCTTTGTTGGTGAGTTAAAATATAATGAATGGTATCCAGCACATACACGTGGTGCTCTAAAGTGGGCATTAACACAAGATTATGTGCCATTATATCCAAAACAAATAGAAAGTTTATTTGGAAAAGTACCTATCAATTCCTTTCATGTAACCAATCCTCAAAATTTATCCACGATAAAAGATATAATAGGTAAGAAAAAATCGATATCGACATTTACTCAAGCTGGAAAATCATCTCAATTAGCAAAAGGTCGTGGAGTACAAACTGGTAGTGGTGGTGTGATATTTTATGTTGAAGGGACATTATTAGGTCGTAGGGTAATGGATTTTAGTACAGTGCCAGACAAAACTGGTCGTAGATGGGTGTTGGGTAGATATATATTTGGTGGTGATAGTATGCTCGTACCACAGGCAATAAAAAGTGCTGGTCTACCGGATTATCAAGATTGGATGAAAATGGAAAACGATATAGTAGATAAGTACGACCATACTGATTATGATACTTTCAATGATTATAAGAAAGCTATTAAGAAAGAATTAGGAGTTATAGCAAATAAACATATTAAAAAGTATATTGATATAACGAACAAATTGTTAAAACAATACAAAAGTGTGGTGCAGAGTAATCTCAGAGTAAAAAATCCAGGTAACTCTGATTGGTGGAATGAGATATTAATTTATAATACAAAGATAATAGATGCTTTTGTATTGAAAAGAGTTTGGGATGATTATTACTTTCAAAAAGATAGTTATAACAATAAACTAGCATATAAGAAAGATTTACTGAAATTAGTACCTGAGAAAAAAATAACAGTTGGAACTCCAGCACAATTTAGAAAATGGTTTACAGCAAGAGAAGGTGAGATAACAATATGAGCAATATAAAAAAGATACAAGACCTTGTAAGTGGTAAATACAGAGAACGTGTATCTATAGGTTATGAGGGTAAGACAACTAATCAACGAAAAGAAGGTGAGGAGTGGACAGACGCCAGAGGTCGTAGTTGGACAATCAAAGATGGTAAGAGAAAACAAATCACAAAAGTACCACCAAGAGGTTTTGATAAGTGTAATGGTTGGGAAGGTAGTGATTGTGAAAAACTTATCCTAAAAACAATTGATCAAGAAACTTACAATCGTATGGGTAGATGTAGGATATGTCAGTTAGAGTTTGAAGCTGATCTTCATCATAAAGGTAAATGGAATGAATGGGTTACCGAGATGGAAAAGAAAAGATGGAAATCAATCCTTGCTGAATATGAACAAGAGATGGGTGAAAGAAAAGAAAGTCTTGCTCTAAAGTTAGATAAGAAAGTAGCAAATGCTGTATCAAAGGAATCACATCGATGAGTGATTTAAAACAAGCAATTAAACAAAATTACGTCAAATGTGCGAAAGAACCATCATACTTTATCAATCAGTATTGTACTATTCAACATCCACAGAGAGGTAAGATAAAGTTTAAATTATATCCGTTTCAATATGATGTGTTGAAAGAATATCAAGAACATGATTACAATGTTATATTGAAATCAAGACAATTAGGTATATCCACATTGAGTGCTGCATATTCCTTATGGATGATGTTATTTCAAAACGATAAGAACATCTTGGTGATTGCGACATCCAAAGATACTGCGAAAAACCTAATTACAAAAGTTCGTATTATGTATGAAGCTCTACCAGCATGGTTGAAAACTGCTATCGTTGAGAACAACAAACTTTCATTGATATTCAAAAATGGTTCACAGATAAAAGCTATTGCTTCTAATGAAAGTGCTGGTCGTTCTGAAGCCCTATCACTTTTGATTATTGATGAGGCTGCTTTCATAGATAAGATTGATATCATATGGACTGCTGCTCAACAGACATTGGCTACTGGTGGTCAATGTTTAGCCATATCAACACCCAATGGTGTGGGTAATTGGTTTCATAAAACATGGCAAGATGCTAAAGATGGTGCTAATAAATTCAACACAGTAAAGCTTCATTGGACATGTCATCCTGAAAGAGATCAAGAATGGAGAGATGAACAAACCAAAAACTTAGGACCTTCACAAGCTGCTCAAGAATGTGATGCTGATTTCTTGAGTTCTGGTCGTTCTGTCGTTGATCCTGTTATCTTGGAGTGGTATAAAGAGAAGATGTGTTGTGAACCAACTGAGAAAAGTGGGTTTGATAGAAACCTATGGATATGGGGATATCCTGATTATTCAAAAAATTATTTAATCTGTGCCGATGTTGCAAGAGGAGATGGAACTGATTACAGTACAGCACAAGTATTTGACATTGACGAGATGGAGCAAGTTGCGGAATATAAAGGTCAACTCGGCACAACAGAATTTGGTAACTTTCTTATAGAGTTAGCCACAAAATACAATGATGCCCTATTGGTTGTTGAGAATAACAACATAGGTTGGGCTACATTACAAACAATTATCGACAGAGGATATGAGAATTTGTTTTATCAAGAGAAGAATCACTTGGTAGTTGATGAGGATAATAAACATACTAATCGTTATCGTCATATTGATAGAAACAAAATACCAGGTTTCACCACTACATTGAAAACCAAACCTCTGATTATTGCTAAAATGGAAGAGTGCACTAGAGAGAAAATGGTGAAGTTGAAGTCTACGAGGTTAATTGATGAATTGTTTGTATTTATATATAAGAATAGTAAAACCGAAGCTTTAGATGGGTATAACGATGATTTGGTAATGGCTTACTCCATATTGTTATGGATAAGAGATACTGCCATCAGAATCCAATCTGAAAGAAATGAATTACAAAGTAGTATGTTAGGAGCAATTGGTACACTTAATGAAAAGTCACCAATAATGACACCAAATAGACCAAAGAAAAATCCTTATGAAATCGATATCAACGGTGAGAAAGAGGATTTAAGTTGGTTACTAGGATAATAAATTATGGCAGATAATATTTTTACAAGACTTGGTAGATTATTTCAATCAAATGTTATAATCCGAAAAAGAGATGACAATAAGTTAGTCGTTAGAGATTTAGACTATACACAAACAGCTCTTCAATCTAATTTTATCGAAAGATATAATAAGATGATTCAGAAGACATATCAGAACCCATATAGTTCAGCACAAAATCAAAGAGCTAACTATGAGATTCGTAAGATGGATTTATTCAGAGATTATGAATTAATGGATCAAGACCCGATTATTGCTTCTGCTCTTGATATATATTCAGATGAGTCTACGGTTGACAATCTAGAGGGTGAGGTTTTACATATAAAAACAGAGAACAATAAGGTCAAGGCTATTCTACATAACTTATATTATGATATTATGAACATTGAGTTCAACTTATGGAGTTGGATAAGAAACCTTACAAAATATGGTGATTTTTATTTACAATTAGATATTCTTGACAAGTATGGTATAGTAAATGTGAAACCAATTTCATCATACGATATAACTAGATTAGAAGATCATGATCCTAAGAATCCACAGTTGATACAATATGAGATACTTCATGCTGGTGATAAAGAAATAAAAGAAAATTATGAAATAGCACATTTCAGATTACTTGCTGATACTAACTTCTTACCATATGGGAAGAGTATGTTAGAGGGTGGTAGAAAGATATTTAAACAGTTGACTTTGATGGAAGATGCTATGTTGATTCACAGAATCATGAGAGCACCTGAGAAAAGAATATTCAAAATTGATGTTGGAAACATACCACCAAGGGAAGTTGAACAGTTTATGCAAAGAATCATCAGTAAGATGAAGAAAACACCTGTGATAGATCAAAAAACAGGTGAGTATAATTTGAAATATAATGTAGAGTCAGTTACCGAAGATTACTTTTTACCTGTTCGTGGTGGAGATAGTGGAACTGAAATCGATACTTTACCTGGATTAAGTAATAACGATGCTGTTGAAGATATTGAATACTTGAGAAACAAACTCATGGCTTCCCTAAGAATACCAAAGGCTTTCTTAGGATATGAAGAAGGATTGAGTGGTGGTAAGGCTACATTAGCCGCTGAGGATGTTAGATTCTCTCGTACTATAGAAAGATTACAAAAGATTGTTGTTAGTGAATTGATGAAAATAGGTGTGGTTCACCTGTATTCACAAGGATTTGAGTCATCTGATTTGATTGATTTTGAATTAGAATTACAGAATCCATCTATGATTCATGAACAAGAAAAACTTGAACTACTGAACCAACAGTTGGATTTAGCTAGAGATGCTTTAGATAATAAAATATTGAGTCGTAAATATATCTATGATCATATATTTGATTTTTCAGATGATCAGAAAAAGGATATTTTTCAAGGTATTATATTGGATCAAAAAGATAAGTTTAGAATGGAACAGATTGAAACCGAAGGTAATGATCCAGCAACAGAACCACCACCAGCAGATGATGAAGGTGGAGAGGAAGATCCTAATGAACAACCTCGAAAGGGTGATTGGGGTGGTAGTAGAAAAGATCCTTTTACTAAAGATGAACCACGAGGTGATGATGGAAAGGTACAGAAAAGACATCGTAGTTTTGGTAAAAGGGAGTTCAAGGGTAAGTCACCATTAGCAACTAACAAAGCTTCTACCTTAGTAGCACATGAAGGAATGTTAGATCAATTGAAAAAGAAATTTGGAAGAAAAACTACAAATTTATTGTCTGAAGACAATATTTTAGAAGAGTAAAACTCACCTATTCTAAATTTGGTTATATTTATATATGAATCGTAATATACAAAGTGGAATCTCATATGGCAAAATTTAAACACAATAAGCTCAAAAACACAGGAATGTTATTTGAATTCTTATTGAGACAAGTAACTGTGGATGTTTTGAACAAAAAGAAAACATCAAAAGCAGTACAAATTATCAAAAAAAGATTTAACGAAAACACCGAAGTTGGAAAAGAACTCGGTTTATATAATTTATTATTGAAAAAGAAGTTTGAGGATGATAAAAAAGCTGATTTCTTTTTAGCTGAAATACTTAGACAACGAGGAAAACTAAACAAAACCAATTTAAGTAGAGAAAAATACAATATTATCAAAGAGATAAACCAACATTACGATTCAAAAAACCTTTTTTCTGCTAAATTAGACAACTACAAACAGTATGCTTCCATTTATAAATTATTTGAAGGCAATAACAAACTAAGTCCTGATGATAAAACCGACAGTTATTTTATAATAATGGAAAACATCACCACAATAAACACACAAAAAAATGCCGATTACCTACCTAAAGACCTCAAGGATAAGGATGTAAGAATACTTTCATATAAAATATTACTTGAAAAGTTCAATGAAAAGTACACCAAGCTTACTGCTAATCAAAAATTAGTATTGAAAGAATACATTAACAGCATATCAAACTCTAATGAGTTCAACAAGTTTGTAAACTCTAAACTACCAACTCTAAAAAAATCACTAAAATCTAGAGTAAAGAACGTCAAAAACGAGGTATTGAAGATCAAACTTACAGAAGCTATTAATTGTGTTGACAAATTTTGTTTGAATGAGTCAAAGACAACTCAAGATGATTCAGTTGTTCAATTGTTGAGATACTATGAACTCGATAAAGAACTCAGAAAAATTCAATAAATTAGTAAAAGAATTAGCCAGTAGGCTATATCGCAAGAAGTTGAAAGAGATTACCACTACTGCGAGTATAGATACTTATCAAACTCCATATGCTTTTAGTAAAAAGGGTATGAAGAAGAAAAGAAAAAAGAATATTGAAAAACAAACTGGCTATAAATTTGTTGATGAAGCATTAGATAAATCTGATCTTGAAAAAATTAAAAAACAAATCAGACAAGAAGTAGCTGATATCTTATTTGATATTTGGATAAAACGAGCTTCTTGGAAAGGAAAATAAATGTACAAAGTAGATCCAAATGATTCTAAAAAATCAATTCCTAAACAATTGGTCTTTGATAACACAAGTGGTATACCTGTATTTGATACCGATGCTGAAGCACAAGTTGATAATCCAGCAAAAGGAACTATGACTTATAGTGTAGCCAGTGATAAGATTTTTATTTACAATGGAACTGCTTGGAAAACCTGGACGAGGGATTAATCATGAGTAAACAATTATTAGTAGATGTTAGACCATTTGAGATATCAAGACAAAAGATAGATGAGTCTATAAAAGAAAACAATGGTAGGTTGGTTGTAAAAGGAGTTTTACAACGAGCTGCTGCTAAAAACCAAAATGGTAGGATATACCCAAGAGAAGTATTAGTTAGAGAGGCTAAGAAATACGAAGATGTAAATGTAAGGGAAAGAAGAGCTTTAGGTGAGTTAGATCATCCTGAATCTTCTGTTGTAAATCTAAACAATGCTTCACATAATGTATTAGAGATGCATTGGGATAATGACGACTTACTTGGAACAGTTGAGGTATTGAGTACACCAGCTGGTAATATTTTGAAAGAATTATTTAGATCAGGTATCAAACTTGGTATTAGTTCTCGTGGGTTGGGTTCAGTAGAACCAGTAAACGAGGCTGATGGTGAGGATGGTACAGTAGAAGTTCAAGATGACTTTGAGTTGATAGCATTTGACTTTGTGTCGAATCCATCTACACATGGTGCTTTTATGAGACCTGTAAATGAGTCAGTTCAGCATAGTTCACCTGAGAGTAACTTAGAGAAGATTGTTAACGACATAATGAGAGGGTAGGATGCCTTCTGTTTCCAAGAAACAACAGAAGTTCATGGGAATAGTAAGGGCAATCCAAAAGGGTGAAGCCGATCCCTCTGATTTTAACAAGGACGCACAAGATGCGGCGAAGAAAATGAAAAAAAGTAGTGTTAAGAAATATGCCAAAACAAAACATAAGGGTTTACCTAATAAGAAAGTAAATGAAGGAAGGGTTCTTCACTTTACACAAATAAAAGATAAGACATTAGAGAAGCATCTCAAAGTAATTGCTAAAAAAGTTGGAGCTACAGTGTCTAAAATTTCAGGTGGGTTCAAGGTTGATGCTGATAATGATGGAAGAAAATTAGCTCAGGTGGTTGATTACATATTTGATAAATCACTCATGAAAGGTTTGATGTCAGGTGGTGGAATGTCTAGAGTTCAATTAGTAAATGAATCCAATGGTTCTAAAAGAGACTATAAAGCAGAGTATAAAAAATTTCAATCATCACCAAAGGCTAAGAAGTACAGAGCCGAGTTGAACAAATACAACAGACAAAAAGGAACTTATGGGAATGGAGATGGTAAGGATGCTTCTCATAAGGGGGGAAAGATAGTTGGATTTGAAAAAGAGTCAACCAACAGAGGACGTGCTGAAAAGAGTCGTTTGAAAAAAGAAATAAATGATTATGTGGGATCTATCGTAAATGAAGTTGTAAAAGAATCTACTTATTCTCCACAAACTTTACTACAAATTGCAAAACAATTGAAAGAAGCAGATGAATCTGTAGATGAAATCAAGGTTTGGGATTTAAATGAAAAGTGCTGGAAAGGATATGAGAAGAAAGGCATGAAGACCATGTTTGGAAAGAGATATCCTAATTGTGTGAAGAAAAAGAAAAGTGAATCTGTAAATGAACAATCAAAAGTTATAAAATCAATTGATAATTTAGCTAAAAAGAATAAGTATGGTACGGTTACTGGCACACGAATGAATGGTAAAACAGCCAATACTATTATGAAGATTTATAACCATCCAAAAATGAAAAGTCGCCAGAAAGATTTGGATAAATTTACATCTGATGAACTTGTAAATCTTACAATATCTAGAGATATAATAAGAATTTTAGGTTTAAACGAAGCAGTTTATAAATTCAGAGGATACACTAATACACAAATGGATGAGTTAGATGCTATGTTGGCTAGAGCTGGATACAAAGGGACACCTGATTTCAATAAAATGACTTGGACAACCAAAGATAGAAATCCAAAGATAGCAAAAATCATAAAGAGTAAAGGTGGGAAAAAGATAAAAGAAAGTGTAAATGAAAGAGCTTGGACTCCAGCACAAGAAAAAGCTGTAAAGGAACTTGATAAAAAGTTTTATAAATTAATAGGTAAGAAAGGAATAGAACCTTATTCCTATGAGGCATCACAGATGTGGACAAGTGGTGGATTCAGAAAGGAGATGAGAAAAATATTTGGTAAGGATGTAAAAGAATCTGTAAATGAAAACATCAGTGATTCAGAAAAATTTAAAATCTATAATTCACTTAAAAAGGGTGATATCGTCAGTATCAAATACGACTCAAGTATTGGCAAAGGTTCTAAGTTTCATCCATTTCTAGTTACCAAAGGAAAGACCAAGTTGATGAAGGGTAGAGTGGAAAGAATCATTATGGTGCCAGCTAGTGGTTCAAAAGCTAAAAGATATCTGTATAACAGAGGTGGTCGTATAAGTTTGGCTCTTGGTGATATGGCTGCTAGTATCATAGATATGAAAAAGGGTAAGGTAAATGAGGGAACCTGTGGATATGGTGTGGATGGAAAACTTGGTGAAGAACCAGCGGGACCACACCTAATAAAAAAGAAAAAGAAAAAAATAAAAGAAGATATTGAGATGTCTAAGGGTGTAAAAAAATTAATGAAGATTGCCGATGAAGGATTTGGTAAAGTAGGTGGCACAACCGTAGATAGTATGTCTGCTAGTTTATTTAAACAGATTTATAATAAAGTAAATGATGACATCAAAAAACAATTAAACACAAAAAACGAAAAACAATTGGTAAGAATTATCGCTGGAATGTGGAAAAAATTTGGAAAGAATGTTAAGATAGGGAGTAGTTTATAATGGCTGAATCAAAAAAAGTAATTGACGAGTTTCACATACAAGATCAAAAACATGCTATCAATCAACAGTTAGTTGATATAATAAAATTTAGACAGAACAAGAAGTGGTATATCAGTATATCAGTTGTTGCTCTATTCTCCACTATTCTTGCTCTTATGATTTGGTTTATGAGTAATGGTGTGGATGTTCAGAGTGGTTGGAAGGAAATCTTACTATTGATGTTAGGTGGGTTCGTTGGTTCGTTTGCCAAAGTTATTGACTTTTGGTTCAACAACGCCGAAGACGATGTTAAACTCTTAGAACATGCGGATGATTAATCATGGGATTACTTAGTGGGATAACAAAAGCTGCTGGTTCACTATTGGGTGGAGATACACTGAAAGATGTAGGAGCTATCATTGACGACCTACATATGTCAGGTGAGGAAAAGGCTGAAGCAAAACAAAAATTAGAAACCATATTGATACAAGCCGAACAGGCTGCTCAAGCTCAAGTATCTGCTCGTTGGGAAGCTGATTTGAAACACGGAAGTTGGTTGAGTAAAAACATCAGACCAATTACATTGATCTTTCTAACTTGTGTATTTGTAATCCTAAGTGTATTTGATGGTAATCTAGGTGAATTCACGATAGGTGCTGCTTATGTACCTGTTTATCAAACATTATTGATGACTGTATATGCTGCTTATTTTGCTGGTCGTTCAATAGAAAAAGTAAGAAAAGTAACGAAGTGAAATTACAAGAATTATTTACAGAATTGATAGAAGATAACACTTGTATCAACTGTGGAAACATCGTGGATGAAAATCTACGAAAATGGTTTTCCGATAAATGGGTGAATATCGGAAAGAAAAAGAAAGGTGGTGGACACCCACCTTGTGGTACAAGTGGTAAAAAACGAGGATACGCTAAGTGTGTACCAGCAAGTAAAGCTGCTCGTATGACAAAGAAACAGAAAGCCAGTGCTACTCGTAGAAAAAGAGCAGCACAGAATAAGAAAGGTAGAGGTGGTACATCATCACTCAAAGGTGGTGGTAAGAAACCAATATACGTTTCTACAAAACCAGAGAAATAATATGATCAGATTAATAGATTTATTAGAACAAAAATTCAAAGAGTGTCCACCAGCAACCCAAGATGTTGACCTAAATACAAAGAATAGAGATCATACTGTAAAGGCTCACAATTATGGCCCTCTTAATCCTGATGAACCAGGTGACTTTTGGGAAAAGATTGCTGACCAATGGAACACATCTGTGGAAGCAGCTAGGACATCATTGTGTGGTAATTGTACAGCATTTGATATCTCACCAAGAATGCTAGAGTGTATGCCAGGTGAAGTATCAGACGATTCAGGTGTTTTAGGATATTGTTGGATGCATCATTTCAAATGTCATTCTGCTAGGTCTTGTAACACTTGGGCAAAGGGTGGTCCTATAAAGGATGATAAGATTTCTTACATTTGGGGTAAGAAGGCTTTTGGTGAGAAAGATGCCAAAGAAGTGGAGTAAGAAATACAAACGAAGTATCGATTGTAATAACCCAAAAGGATTTAGTCAAAAGGCACATTGTGCTGGTAAGACGAAGAAGGAAAGTAAAATGAGTACAAAGTTAGAAGAGTTAGTAGGTAAAAGACTTACAGAAGAACAATTCGATGAAGCCGCGGGTAAAAAAGATGCTTGTTATCACAAGGTCAAAGCTCGTTACGATGTATGGCCGTCTGCTTATGCCAGTGGTGCTTTAGTAAAGTGTAGAAAAGTCGGTGCTGCGAATTGGGGTAATAAATCTAAGAAAGAAGGTGTGGATGAAGCTCAAAGAACCTCAGTTAGTAAATCAGAACTAAGTAAAGCAATCAAACAACTTCGAGCAAAAGAAAAAAAACAAATTCATAAACCTATAGGTGCAACACTTATTATGAAGTTGGCAAATGAACTTAATGCAATGCCATCCACAATTTATAAATTAATGATAAAATATAAAGTAGGTACTGAATATATAAAGGGAGTTCGTTTTGAAGGTTTGGGTGATAAAATATCTAAGATATCTAAAAAATATGTCAAAAGTCAAAAGAAGAGTAAGAAAGCTCTAAAGAACAAAAAAGGACCTTATCAAGAGAATGTATTTTTTGAATCAACCACAAAAGATGGTATGACAGAAACTCATATTTATTGGGAATCCGATGGTAAACCACATGGATACACTTTTAATTTTGTCAATGAATTGAATGAAGCCGAATACCAAGGTAGAAAGGTAAAGCTTGGTAAGATTATGCAAGGTGATACTAAAAAATTCAAAGTATATGTTAAAAACCCAAAGGGTAATGTCGTTAAGGTAAACTTTGGACAAGGTGGTGGTGCCAAAGGTGGTACTATGAGAATTAGAAAGTCTAATCCTGATGCTCGTAAATCATTTAGGGCTAGACATAATTGTGATAATCCAGGACCAAGACATAAGGCCAGATATTGGAGTTGTAGAAAATGGTAAAATTACAAGAATTACTAAATGAATCTTTAAACCCAAGAAGATATTCTGAGTTAAAAAGTCAGGCTAAGTATCTTGCTATGGAGATGAAATCTTTGAACAAAGCTATCAAAATTCAAGATGATAAAGATGTTATAGATAGTATAGATTACATATTGAGTAAGGCTAAAATGTTGAAAGAAATTCTTTCAGATAAAAGATATGATTAAATTTAGAGAATTATTAAACGAAGCTCCCTCGATGAGAAATGTAACTATCGGTGATAAATTCATCAGTAGACAAAGAAAGAGCCAAGGTGAGTTAGAAGTGATTGATTTTTATGTTACAAAAAATATAAAAGGAAAAGTGGTAGATGCTAAAGTGTTAGCGATAAACAGTTTAAAAGTGACATCACTACACCCATTTGCATCTGTTGTTAGAGGTAGGGTGAAATAATGATTAAACTAAAAGAATTATTGAAAGAAGAAGAATGGTCTGTTCGTAAATATGAAGATTTAAGGAAACTGAATTCAAGACTTGACAGCTATCAAGGGGTTTTAAAAGCCTTTTTAGGAAAATATCCAAAACAAGGTAAAGCATCACAAAAAGGTAATGAAAAAAGGGTGATCGAGATTATACGTGATATAGAAAAGATAGTCAAACAATTAAAAGATACCGCAAATGATTAAATTAAAAGATTTATACGAAAGTCATCATGATAGAAAAGAGGGAAAGATGGCTAAATACGATGTGAAAGAGATAGCACAAGACGCTATGGATGTATTCAAAATGATAGACGAAGAGGATGATTTGCCCGAATGGTTGGAAGCAAAGATTACAAAAGCTGCTGATTACATGAATTCAGTAAAAGATTACCTAACTCATCATATGGGAAAGGAAAAAGAATAATACTTATCTATATAGGAGTAGATTATGGACATTAAATTAAAAGAACTAATTAAAGAATTTGCTTTAGAAGATGATAGACCTAAAGCTGATAAATTCAAAGTAACCGAGGCAATAAGAAACTATGGTCGTGTTGGTAAGGCTTTGTATAAAACTGGTGGAATACTCGAAGCTGCTAAACAGTTAAGTGAAATGGCCACTGCTGCTCAAAACCATGTGTTGAGTGAAACCAATGATTGGTTTGATTCTGTTTCTGTAAAAAGAAATATGAAGGAACTCAAGGGTTTGACTGGTCAGTTCAAGAAAACTGCTGTTGAGGCTAATTCTGTAAACCAAAGATTATCTGCTCTATATGAAGATATGGGTAATATTTTAAATCGTTACTACGAAATTGATGAAGCTTTAGATCCTGTTGGTAAAGAAGATGGTGATATTGATAATGATGGAGATTCAGATGATAGTGATAAGTATCTAGCTGCAAAACGTAAGGCTATTTCAAAAGCTATCAAAAAACAAGATGCATGAGTTATTCTTATGGGTCTT